TTACTTCCCGATGCCGCTCGCGTTTTTCCTGCAGAAGCGCCGAGTCACCCATCCTTTTATTTGGGCCCAGTATTCCTTTCCCAGCAGCGCGACGGCGGCCACGAACACGATCTCGCCGATCACGACCAGCGCCGGGATCACGAACGCCTTGTTCGGGATGGACGTAAACGGAAGGATCGGCACCGCGATCCAGTACAACAGCACGACGCCCAGTAGGGCCAGGCCGGTTTTCTTTCTGATGTTCGATTTCGATTGGGGCATCGCATGTCCTTCTGACGGGGATCGAGCAGGGTTTGTTTGCGCGGGCGTTGCGCGACCGGAAGTCCCGCCGGGCGGTCATCTCGCTGCTGGCAGATGCTTCGGTTCGCTGCGCGAAAATTAATAAACGGAGTAGTTCGTCGCATTATGAGGCGCGATGCCGCGCGGCGTCAATCTCGATCGCCGGACGAGCGGAAACATGCGCGTCCGACGCACAGGAGTCGGGACGGGAGCGGCAAGCTTGGCCAGGAAGGCGGCGCGGCGGCATACCGTTGTCGCGGGCTGCCGGCGTACATCGGGTGTGGCTCGGTATGGACCGTTCTCGGGCGGCGCAATGAAAAACCGCACCTTGGCCCTGTTTTTTCTGCAGCGCAGCTTCGAAACCGCATGGCGATACCCGTTGCCGAGCAGAAGGCGCCCGCATGTGTCGATCGCACCGCCCGGCACCGCCGATGTGGCGCTTCAGCCAATCCGGCACGCGACGATCCTTCCCGGTCGCTCATTTTGCCTCGCCACCCCTAAATCCCTGTAAACTCACGCTTTTGCTGCCACGCCCCCACACTCCAGATGTCCCAATCCCCCAAAGTAGGGTTCGTATCCCTCGGCTGCCCGAACGTCACTTGATATAAACAAGCGAGTATTACGGCTTAAGCGGCAGCAACGCCGGTGCTTACTGGGGCACCGAGCACGTTCGGAAGTTGTGTCATCAGCATTTCGATACCGCCATCGAGGGGGGACTGCCAGCACGCACGTGCTAGGTCTCTCGCTTTCCTTGCTTCAAAAAGTCGAACAGCCGGCGCGTCTGGAAAGAGTGCAAGTGCAGCTTGATGCGCCGCATGGTCGAGAGTATCAAAGTAGTCCGGGGATGCGTCAGGCCGATCAAAAGTACGGATGATCTCTGCGACGAGAGTAAGTGCGGCCACAATGTGGGCCAAGTCGTCGCGATTAAAGTGATAGCTATCTAACGTCAAGTGCGCTGCTGCGTTATTGGCATATTCTTTCACTTTGCCGACTCGTCGGCAGAGTAATGCATCACTTTTGCGTGACATTTCGAGTGATTTCGAGCAATTGGCGAAGAATGTTCGTAAGAAACGCAAGACTTGTAGGGCATCTTTGATAGAGTGACCCGAATATTTTGCCCAAATTACCGCGTGCTTTTCGAGAGTTGCGTCGTTTTGTTTGCCAAAAGTCGCACCAGTGAGTCCCTTTGCACCGTGGTCAAACACCTTCCTGCAGGCGATTGCAACTGTATTCAATGACGAGAAGCTGAGGGCGCTTTGCAGAACCATCCCTGGATAGCCAGGTACGATGCACGCATTCGTTCCCCTTATATCCGATGCCGAGACCAAATAGAAGTTTGTCAGTGCGATTCCCGAGCGTGAATCCACACCTCTTAAAAAATGAACTGACCTCTCAACGGAGGTTGTTTCGATCCGCCGATGGGAACCCTTGGTAAGCTCGTGGTCATTCATTTTTCGTCTCCAGTCGTAGAATCATGAGCAATATAACCATGCAATCGCTGCGACGAAACAAACCAACCGGGGGGGCTTTTCCAAAATTCACAGTTCAGGTGATCAGAGCTTGTACATCGCCTTTAACTCTCGAACGAGGACGCCAAAGGACGCAGAGACGTTTCCCTTCGGGAACGGAACGTAGACGACGCCCGACAAATTTGTGGGGATATTGACGCCCTCCTCATGCAACAGGCATACGCGAGCGCGCCCGTACTTCGCCTGGAAATAGCCAATCTCGTGCATCACATTTTCACGGGCACGCGCCAGCCCATCACTATCAATGTCGTCCCCTGTCATAACGATTACTGCGCTATCGCACTCTGCGGCGTTTTTTTCAAGCTTCTCGATGATTGTCAGTCCGGCATTCGCTTCCTGAGCCAGCTCGATGGTCGAAATCCCGACATCCTTCTCGATGTAGGCTTGGACTTCGCGCCAGTCGTTTGATCTACCATGCGAAATAAAGACTAGCTTTTTATCGCCTGACTTTGCTTGATCAGTGGGCTGAGATAACTCGCTATTCGCGCGGATTTCGAAAACCTGATCGAGATCTCGTTTCAATTGTTCGAGTTGGCTTCGAGCGTACCAATGTCTCACACCGTCGGCCGGGGTGCCTGCGATCTCGGCGTGTGGCTCGAAGTCCATGTGTTGGAAGTCCCCATACAGGTCAGGGAGCAAACTCCGAAGTTGATCGACCAACTCGGTCGCCTGTTTAAATTGATGGCCCACAGTGCGCGGGTGAAATATGCGGATTGGAACTGCACGTGCATGTGTACCGTTCCTTTCTTCATTGAGAGCCGCAGACAACGTTTTATGGATACCTGCCAGCTTTGCCATTACGACTGCGACGGTCTGCATACTGGTATCCCTATATGGATAGAAGATAATACTTCAGGCTTGCTCCACAGGGCACGACAGTAACATGCATCGATCAAAAATGGTGCACGGCGCCGAGGTGCCGCGCATTGTTTCATTCATCAGTGGGTTTCGCCAGCACGCGAAGATGACCGTTCCCAATCAGGAAATTGCGATACGCCCGGATAGCCACATCCCACACCGCGCGCATCACACTCGGCCCGGCCTCGACGATTTTGCCGTTCTGGTCAACGACGGCGAGCGTTGCGGGATTGCCGTCCGGCGTCACGATGCTGAGCCCCTGAAAGCTGACGGCGCTGATCGTGCTCGAAATCGCTGCTGCAATCTGCGTGTCGGCAGTCGGTCTTCCCTGTTTCGATTGTTTCTTCGTCATTCCGACGTACCTCCCACTCGTTTGAATTCCACAACCCACACCCACGGGTTCGTGTTCCAGCCATGCCCGCGTGCGGCGTTCAGGCTGTCCCACAGGTCATGAAATGCGCGGATGCTCGGCGGCCGGAAGGCTCCGTCGCAATACTCGCGCAGGTGGTGATCCTCGATCGTCACGCCTTCGTCGCGCGCATCCGACTCGCCGATGCTCTGCAGGCGCTCGGCGCGCACGCCGGTGATCTCGAGCGTGATGCGCGAGGCCCAGCGCGGCATGTGGATCGCCGGCACGGTCGCGCCTTCCCGGCCGCGGTAGGCGTTCAGGTCGAGCCATCGCTCCGCAGCGAGGAGCGAATCTTCGATCTTGCGGAACGCGTCATCGGCCACATAGCGCACGCCGTCGAGCCCGCTGTCGAGTTCATACGCACGGCATGTCTCGCGCACCCACAGCCGGTCGCCGACCGCTCCGTGCGGGCACGGTAGCTGGTGACACGATTCGTTGCCTCGGAGAGCCCACCAGAACCCGGTGTCGGGGTCTTCGAAACCCCAACATACCGGGTCGTTCCAGTCCGGGCCGCCCTTCGGGCCGCCACCGATGAAGTCGATGGAACTGCGCTTCGGGATCGCGATACGCCGGGTCTGCGTCTTCCGACCTTCGAGGATGGCGCGCACCATCGGGCCGCTGAAAAGGATAGGGCGTTCCGTCACAGGTCGAGCTCCTTCGTTTCTGCGAACGTCGTCGTCGCGAGGCGCACCATCTCGCGGATGTTTGTCGACAACTTCCACGACGGGTAGGTGGTCGCGAGCTGCTCCTGCAGCTTCTTCCACTCGCCGAGCGTCATCGTCATGGTGAGCGTCATCGGCACGTCGTCGGGCCGCTGGATTTTGAATTCGGATTTCATCGTGCCTCCGGGAATTCGTCGTGCGTGCGGCCGTCGAGCAGCCGGCCGGCGGCGCGCTTGCCGACACGCAGCATCGTGCGGCCGCCGTCGCGCGTCTGATCGTTCTCGAAACAATGAACCGTGCCAGACTTCGAGACGATGAATGCCGGCACGCGCTGCGCGCGCCCCATCGTCGTGTCGTAGCGTTCGCCGTCGACTGGCTCGCGCCATTCGCCCCATTGCTTGAACAGGAAGGGCACGCCGTATGCCGTGCACTGGTCGCGAAGATCGCGAGCCCATTCGGGGTGCATTGGCCGCGCGCCGGTGCCGCTTTCGCCGCCGACGATCACCCAGTCGATCTTGGGCGAGCTGTAGCCCGTCCCGTCCTCCGCGTACTCGGTGGTGGGTCCGTGAATCCATGGCGCATCAGCGGGGCAGTCTTCGCAGGACTGCATTTCCCGCATGCAGCACACACCAGTCGGATCGAACCAGGCTCGAAGATCGACCGGCCCCAGAAGCGGCTCCATGGATAGGAACCGGCGGTGCGCCGGCGTCATGAGAAGCTTCTCGATGTCGCGGTCGGCCTCGGCCTGGTTCACGATCGTCGCGCCGAGCCAGACGTTGGCCGGCGGTTCGCCATCAACCCAGCACGCAAGCCAGTTGGCCAAAGTTCCGCGGATGCCGTAGTGCTGAGCGATCGATAACGCTTCCGACAACATCGGGCGCACATTGCCTATCCGCTTCGTGAGCATCAGCCAGTCGAGGTCCGGCGTGGATCGGATCAGATCGAACAGGTCGACCCGCCATGCGGGATCGACAGCGTTGTCGAACACGTCCGCGAGCGAAGCGCAGAACACGCGCTGGCGCCGGCCGTGGACCGCGTAGAACGTGCCGTCGCGGTTCCACTGCAGCGGCTTGCGCCAGTTCGAGTCCGACGTGCGGCGCCGCGGCGCGCCGGGCCCCCAGTTCACGGCTGTGCCGCCGGCGAAGCGCGCGTTCCGCGACTCGGCGTAGCAGTGGTCACAGCCCGGGCCGACCTTCTGGCAGCCTTCCCAAGGGTTGAACGTGTGGTCGCACCACTCGATTTTTGTGTTCTCGCTCATGGTCTGTTGTCCGCTCCGCAGTGTGGGCAGTCGAGCGAATAACGGTCAGCGTCTCGCAGGAAACGGCCGCATCCGACGCAGTTCACGCGGTCGGCGTGCGCCTTCCGAGGCTTGGTCAGTGTGATTCCGGTTCCAGCGAGCGCTTCGTCGCGCTTGATGTACTGCACGTCGACGGCCGGGCGCGTCTTGGCGTCGATGTACTCCTTCGGCCACGGGATATCCGTCTCGCGGACGTTGTGGTGCTGCTGCGCGTCGTCCCTGGTGAAAAGCCGAGCTTTGCGCAGATCGGTCGTATAGCCGTCGGGATCGGCCCACCACAGCACGTCGTTGCCGACGAACGAACGGCTGTCCTGAAGGTAGAAAAGTTCGGTCATATCTGGATGTCCACGTATTTCGTGGTGAGACGCGCTTCCTCGCTGTGGTGCCGGCGATAGACGATACGAATGCCGCCACCGAGGTCGAGCGGTCGGCCGCGGCCGTTGTCGTCGTTGAGCTCGGCTTGGTGGTCGCAGCAGACCGAGCGCAGTGTGTCGGCGAGGGCGAGGGGATCGGCCAGCAGTCGATGCAGGAAGTCGTGGTTGATCTCGATGACAGTTCGCGTGCTCATGCCGCAAGCTCCTCGTCGTCGACGTCCATGGGCTGCTGAAAGACACGGCCGCGCTCGCCGACGGGGATCGTCACGAGGCCGGCCGCGGCGAGGAACGGATTGCGCTTCATGGCGTGGCGCGCCGCACGAGCAGCTTCGGTTTTGATCGCTGCCGGGCACGGAACATCGGGCCCGGTGCCGACCGCCCAGACCGCCCGCCACTGAGCGCGCCCCTCGGGCCGGATCCAGTCGACGATCTGCACTTCGGTACGGTGAATCGTCAGCAGCTCGCTGACGCGCTGTTGTGAGACGCCGCAGCGCTTTACCAGCTCGCGAACGGACAGGCGCTCCCGCTCGAGGATCGCGCGCATCCTGTCCCACGCTGGTGTCGCGCGCGGCCTGTAGTCGCGCTGCGCCCGCTTGAGCTTGAGCACCTGGGTGGCAAAGGTCTGGACCGACTTACGCGAATGACGCGGAAACGCTGCGTACAGAGCCTTGGACGGGATGGGGGAGGGATAGAGGCGGGCGAGCAGGCGTGCCTCGCCAGTCGTCCACAGGTTGTGTGTCGACGTCGACATGCTACGATCCTCGAAACAGAACAACTCGGGGTAGATATGGGGAAGGTCTCGCTCGGCGCCTGTGCGCTCATCGTCGTTGTGTTCGCGATCGTGGTCGCCGCGTGGATGCTGCGGTACACGCCGATCAACAACGCCATGGTCTGGGACCGATGGAGCCACGACATGTGCTTCGTCGAGTTCGCGTCCCAAGGAAAACCCCTGAAGTGCATGAAAGACGAATAGAGGAGACGGCCGTGGCATACGAACCGACACCAGGTACAAAACCGTTTGAAAAAGGCGGGGACGTTCACTTCTCGCTGACCGTTGACGGCGTCGTCCAACGCTTCTGCGTTTCGCGAGAGGCGCTGGAGGATCACTTCGGCGATCCTCCGGGACAAGCGGAGGACCGGCTTGCCGCCTTCGAGCGTGGGAAAGAGCGGATATACCGTGCGGCGGCCGCCAAACAGGGGACGTCGTCGAGCGGCGTCCTCGTCGTGGGTACGTTCGATTTCTGACCTTATTGGCCGTCTCCTGCGCGGGCGGCGTCGATGGCGCGCGCTGGCGCGCCGAGAGGTTTCCAGTGCGTGTACGGCGGCTGTTCGCGCGGTAGTCGGCTGCCGGCCGGCGCGACCGAATGGGCCCATTCGTAGTGATCAGTCCATTGGCGCCAGCATCCGTCGTCGAGCATGTCGAAGTCATAGCGCTCCGGGTGATCCGGAGATTCCGGATCCAGCCAGAACACGATCACGTCAGTATCGGCCGGTGCAGTCGCGATCGGCTGCCACGGCCCCCTGTCTGGCGTGGCGCGACAAGCTGCCACGTAAGCGGCCAGTTCCAGCGCCGCTGCATAGCTCGCTCCGTCCATGCAGGTGCCGCGCTCGCGAATCCACTGCGATACGATCGGCTCCATCTCGGAAAGCATGTCATCGGTGATCTTCATGCTCGCACCCATCCTTTCGACGTCGAGCGGATCTTTCCGGTCTTGCGGACCGCCTGAAGGCGCCGGTCGACGATGCGCCAGGTCACGACTTCACCGAAGGTGGTCGGTCGACTTTCCTCGCGCGCGAGCCGCTCGCTTTCCGCGCGCACTGCGCCGGTATTGACCGCTGCGAACTTCTTCGGCGCCTCGTCGATCGACGCGACGATCAGCGCGTCGAGCTTCTCGTACTTGCTCATGATGGGTCTCCTGACTCGGTGCAGGCGGTGCACACGCCACGCCACTCGCCGGTCGCGTCGTGAACGTCTCCCGTTCCGTCGCAGGCCGTGCAGCGCGGCGTCAGCTCGGGATACAGCTTTTCGCGCAGGTGATGGGGCAGCCCAGCGGCGCGGATCTCGAACACTTCGACGTCGGTCAGCATGTGGCATCTCCTACGCGGGCGGCGAAGTGATTGACGAGCGCGGTCGCCGCTCCAAGCGCTTCGACAGGCAGAGTGATTCCATGCGCGTCGCAGGCCGCGATGATGTCGTCGTCCGTCACCTCGGCGCGTGGCTGCGGCTCGTTGTAGATAGGCCGGATTTCGACATGCGTTCCGTGATCGATCTCGTAGTCGCCCGTCACGATGCGCGGCTCTGGGTTGGCGGCGACCGACTTGCGCAATTCATCGATCCAGCGTTCCGAATCGGTCGTCGTGCGCGCAAGCATGTACAGCGCAAACGCGTGCTCGTCCGTCAGCGCCTCCCGAGCGTCTGCCTGCGCGGGAGGCTGCGGGGCTGCGTAGAGCGGCACGACCTTTCCATCGCCATGGGCATCAGACAGCCTCTGCGCTGCGTCCTTGTCGCGCACGATCGGGGCAAAGTCGTTGCTGGCCGAGCACACATATGCCACCGGCTCCGCCGCCTGCGCGGGGGCGCGCGAGGCGAGGGCCGCGAGTTCCTCGATTACCTCAGTCGCGGCCGTGAAGTCGTTCATACGGCCGGTATGGTCGCGCGCCCATGCAGGCACGCCGTCCGACCATTCACCATGCGTGCGCAGGTGCAGCCATTCGGCATAGCGCGGCGCCCCTTCCGCCCCCGTCTCGTTGGCAGAGGAGGCGCGGGCACGAACCATTTCGCCGTACGCGTTTGCGTATCCCTGCATCTGGTGAGCGGTGAAGACGGCTTCGCCGTCGGCCGTCGTGATGACTGCCTCGGGCAGCAGTGGGAGCCACGGCCATTCGAACGCCGCCCGCTCGCCCGCCGGCGCGGGTGCGGGTTGCGGAGCGACATAGAGGAACGGAGCGTGACAACCATCTGGCGCTGCGTAAAGCTCGCAATCGCGCGGCTTGCGACCGGTCATCCAACGAAGCCGACCGCCATCTTCTGCGACAGCTACGTGTTCCAGCACTACTGGTTTCGGCGCTGCTGCGGGCCGCTCGACAGGGGATGCGGCGAGAAGCTTCCGAAGTGCCGTCGCTGCGGTGGCGTGCAGGAAGCCCGCTGTGTGTTCAAGCACTTCGCGCTCGTCAGCCGTCAGCGCATCAGCGCGGCTCACTTTCGAACTCGTCTCATTGCCTCCAGCGGTGCGCGCGTCGACAATGCCTTCTGCGGTCGAGTCCTCCATACTCGGCCGCGCTGCTGTCGCCTCGCTTGCCTGTCCGGGAGCGGGGCATTTTTCGTTGTGGGTCGTCATGGTGTGGTCCTCGTTGGTCAGAACGTCTGCGGCGCGACGGCCAGAGCGATCGCGATCGGTCGTACCCAGACCGGCGTCGACGAAAGCTGGAACGTCTCGCCGGATTCGGCGAGCAGCAGCGTCGTGCCCATCGCCTCTGCGATCGCCTGCGCGGCGTCCGGCGGCACAGCGTTGCCGATGCGCTCGCGCCACGCCTGGTCGCTTTCGCCATCGAGCTTGAAGTGGACCGCGAACTGGTTGCCGGTCGCCGTAATCTGCTTGCGGTGCCACTCGTTTTCCTCGGCATCGATCCAGAGCTGTTCGGGATCAACGAGGGACTGCAGTACCGCCAACTCGAGCGTCGTGAACGGTCGATGCCAGGTGCCGTCGAGCGCGCGGATCACGGCGACGGTCTTCTCGTTCGCCGCGGGCATGCGCGGATCGGCGACGGACCAGCGCCCGTTGTCGTGGCCGGCGGCGGCGGACACCGCGCCGCTGTGCTGGTCCCAGCCGACGACGCCGTAGTGGCCGCCAGTGAGGTACGCGTCGCCGCGCTCGCGGCGCATGCCCGGGCGCGGATCGGCTACGGCGAATGCACCCTGTCCACTGTCGCTGCGCGCGATGACCGTGCCGGCCGGCTCGTCGAAGCCAGTCACGCGGTACTTGCCGGCGCCTTCGAAACCAGTGCTCGCGCGCGGGTCGGCGACCGCATACGCGCCTTGGTCATCGTCGCCGATGACCGTGCCGGCGTGGCCAGCCCAGTCGGTCACCTTGTACTTGCTGAACAGCGGACCGGCCGGCGGCCGCGGATCCTGCACGCATTGGCCGGTTCCGTGCGCGCCGGTGACGGCGCCGGCGGCGTCGCGCCACGGAACAATCCGGAATTCGTTGTTGTGCTTTGCCGGCCCCTGGTGGCGCGGGTCCGCGACGCTGAAGGTGCCTTGCCCGGGCGACTTCTGTCCGGTGATCGTGCCGGCGTGGTCGTTCCAGTCGAGTACGCCGTACTGCTGGTATTGCGCGGCGTCGGCCGGCCCGCGCGGATCGGCCACGCTGAACGCACCATTCGTCGGAAGCGACTCGCCGGCGACTGTACCGGCAGGCTCGTTCCAGTCGACGACCCCAAGGTGGCCGCCGCGGCGCTCGGGCACGATCAGGTAGTCGCGCAGCTGGCCGTTCTCGACCGCGAGCTTGTTCAAGCTGCGCCAGTCGCTGCCTGCTTCGACGAACGCGAGCCTCACCCACGTTTTCCATTGCAACGACGGCACGCGGTGCATCGGGCCGGCGGTCTCGACGTCGCCCGGCAGGGGCATGCGGCCGAGCAGTGTGCCGACGCCCTGCAGGCGCTTGACAGGCGGCTCATACAGGCAGGCCGGCACCTTTTCCATGTGCCGCGCGACGAGCAGGAATCGCTTGCGGCTCTGCGCGAGGCCGGCGATCACGCCGCAATCGTGCGTCGTCTCGTTCTTGGCATAGCCGTAGTGCTGCAGGATCTGGCCGATCTGATCGAGCAGGTGACGGCCGCGCGACGCGAGCCGGGGGACGTTCTCGAATACGATCAGCTCGACCGGATCGTCTTTCCATGCCTCGCACATCAGCCACACGCAGCGCAGCGTCAGTTCGTTGAGCGCCTGGTACTTCGGCGTGCGGCTGAGCGTCTCCGACAGCAGGCCGGACGCGCCTTTGCATGGCGACGAGATGAACACGCAGTGCGGGTGCTGGTAGCCGGCGGCGCGCCGCACGTCTTCGGGTGTGGCCTCGCGCCAGCCGGCCGGCGGCTCGGCGCCATGGAACGCGGTGTACTGCTCGCGAGTGAAAAGGTCCATGACCGTGCACGGCGTGCCGACCAGCGTTTCGAAGTCGCGCGCGGCCGCCGGGTCGTTATCGATGCCGCCAATGCAGCGCCACGTCGCGGTCATGTTGCCGACGCGGGAAGTGGCTTTGGCGAAGCCCTTGGCGCCGCCGCCGAGGCCGCAGCAGAATCCGAAGCTGTTGTACACGCGCTGAACGTTCATAGGTGTCGGAGAAATTAAAAAAAGGGCGCCGTACTGGCCGCCCATAAAAGAAGCCGCGCATCCGAGGCAGCGGAATTTGCGCGGCTTGGGGTTATGGTGGTCGTGCTACGATTCGCACGTAAATAGACGGGGGCGTGATGAAAAATTGGAAAACGGTACTGACGGTGCTAGCTGGAATCGCCGCAACGATCATAATTTCTGCATTCGGCGCAACATCTGCTGGCACCAAAGCGTACAACCCGGAACTCATGGCTGCCTGGGTTCAGGCAACTGGAGCAATCGGTGCGATTCTCGCGTCTGGTTGGCTAGTGAAGTGGCAATTTGACAAGCAACGCACATTGCAGATTGAAGAGCAGCGAGAGAAGCTCCGCACACGTGGAATGCATCTGGTTCACATTGCCGAGGATGCGGAGGTTGCTTGTAGCAACCTTGTTTCGAGCTTTACGAGCGATGAAGATCTGCACCGCTTTTTGCACGAGGACTACGATCCGAATCGACTTGAAGTGATCGGAGTCGCATTGCGGGAAATTCCGGTGCTTGAGTTGCCTTCCCCGGAATTGGTGTTGCCCGTTGTGATGTTGAGAGCAGCTTGCGAGCGTGCTTCGATTGCAGCCCAACGTCTGTTGGAAATTTCGTTTGTTTATATTGGTCAGACCGCACCGGAACGAATAGATACAAACGAAGTGAAGATAATCGTAGAGCAGTTGGGGTACATTAAGTATTCGAAAGGCGAAATTTCGTCGTATCTATCGAAAATATGATGGATGATCGCGACAATAGCCCCGACAGCAATTTTTCGAATTGATCAACCACACGGAAAGCTCTTTGACTGTTGATTGAGTCTTAGCCGTAATCCAGTCTCTGAGGCGCGCTAGCTGGATATCCACTGCGTGCCACGCACGATCCGGCCGACCGGTTCGAGCACGAGCACCTCGGATTCCTTCTCGCTGCGCACGAGCGCGCCGCCGCGCTTCTGCGCCTTCTCGAGCGAATCGTGGCGCTGCGGTTTGCAGTAGCGACCGACCGTGACGAACAGCGGCTTTCTGGCGCCGACCGGCCCGAGCGTCAGCTCGTCGATGCGCGCTTCGAGCGCCTTGGTGTTCGCGCGCCAGGTGTCGGCTCGTTGCTGCGCGGCGTCGCGCTCGGCAGTGAGGCGCTCGACTTCGGCGCGCAGGTCCGCGATGATCCGCGCGACGTCGATGACGCTGACATTCGGGTCCACCGAGTCGTCGACCAGGCCGATCGAAACCAGCGCCGGAGCGGCATCGTCCGTTGTCGTGTCGCTGGTCGGCGCGGCTGGCGTGGCCGGCTCGGCGGCGCGCGCGAGCCAGTACACGTACTCGTTGCCGCCGCCGGCCCGCTTTTCGCGCTCGACGATCGCTTCGCCGAGCATTCGGTTCAGCTCTTTCGTCACGTCGAGATGCGGGAGCCCGGTCCCGGTCGCTACGGCCTTCGCCGTGGCTTCCGATGTCGCGGCGAGATACTTCTCGATGTCCTCTCTCACGCTGCCTCCCGTATTGCGTGCTGCGCGGCCGGCGCGACCTGACCATCCTCGACCCAGAACGCATCGATGGCTTCGGGCAGGCCGCCGGGCGGCGTTTTCAGGCTCATGAACACCAGCGCCGTGTCGATCTGCTCGGTGTAGGCCAGGTCGTCGAGCCAGTAGAGCAGCCGGTCGCGTTCCGGGCCGACCAGGACGTCGGCGCGATCGAGTACGAGCAGCTGCAGACCCGAGAAGTGGCTGATCGCCGCAGCGATGTGCGCGTCGACGCGCCAGCGTTCCGATTCGGAGAGCAGGGCATACGCGCGGCCATCGGCGAGAACTTCCATCTCCGGCGTGATCTTCACGTCGGCCCATTCGGACATCTCGGCAAGGTCCGTCAGGCGCTCGTTCATCGGCGTGAGCGCTTCGCTGAGCAGGTCGGCCGGGATGCCGTTCGGCGCGAGCGCGTCGGCGATCGCCTCGTAGGCCGCGACGTCTTCGTGCAGCGCCGCAGCCTGCTTCGCCAGATCGGCGGCGCCGGCGGCGCGCCGCTCGATTTCACGAAGCGTTGCGATGTCGGTGTCGAGCTGCTTTCGGCGGCGCTGCAGGTCGGCCAGTTCCGAGCGCGCGGCGTCGCCGCTCTCGCGTGCAGCGGCCGCGCCGCTGTCGTCAGCGTCGTCTTCGAGCGCCCGCAGCTGCGTCGCAGCCGCGTCCGCCGCTTCGACGTCCCGTTTGCGATTCGCGGCTGCGTTCTGCAGCGTCTTCAACCCCTGCTCGTACTCGGGCAGCTTCGCGGCCGCGTCAGCGTCGCGCGCGCCGGCTGCGGCCGCCGCCGATAGCACACCGTTGAGGTAGCGCAGGAGCGAGCCGCATTCCGGGCACGAACATTCGGTGCCGGCCGGCGCCGCGCCGGCGAGCACACGAAGCGCTTCGACCTTGGGCTGGAATTCGGCGACCTGTTCGTCGGCGATCTGCGCGAGCTCGACCGCCTTCGCGTAACCTGCGGCGCGCGTGCGCAGATCGGCGATTCGCGACGCGCGCGCACGTGCCGCAGTGTCCGCCGCGTCGGCCGCGCCGATCTGCTGCTGAAGTTCGCCGATCCGGTCGTCGAGCGCCGCGCGGTCGCCCGTGAGCTTCCGCAATGCAGCTTCGTCGAACTCGACCGGTGCCGGCCGCCAGGTGGCTGCCTTTTGGCTGCCGTACGTCTCGCCGGTCGCGGTGCGCCACGACTGCTTCGCGCCGCGCGCGCGATCGGTGGCTTCCTTCTGCGCCGCTTCGAAGCCGGCGCGCAACATCGGCGTGATGGCTGCGAGCCGCGCGGCGGCCGGTGCTGGCACCGCGTCGGCGCGGAACCCGAGCTTGCCGAGCAGCCGGGCCCGCATTTCCTCGACGCCGATCTTCACGCCCATCAGGTCGTACAGGAACGCCCGGCGCTCGGCCGCGCCGAGGTGCGCAAACCGCTGCGCGTCGAGCACCAGCGGAAGGCGCGGGTCTTCGGCGAGTTCGCGCTTCAGCTTCCCGGACGGCAGCATGACGCTGTTCGCCTGCTCGCCGCACGCGACCACGATCTGGCCGCCCTCGGCTCCCTCGGTAACGAGCGAGCCGTATTCCTTCTTCAGCGCGACGCGCACGGTGTCGCCGGTGAGCGCCATGCGCACGGCTTCCTGCAGGCTGCTCTTGCCGGCGCCGTTCGGGCCGGTGAAGAGGGCGACGGGCTTCGCGAGCCGGATGTCAGCCGTGCGGATGCCGAGCACGTTCGCCACATAGATGTCGGTGATTTTCACGCTGCCTCTCCTTGCGGTCCGCGCGGCCGCAGCACTGTGCGGCCGCCGTCCGAATCCATCGCACTGACGACGCCCTTGGCTTCGAGCAGCTCGATCAGCCGCGCGGCGCGGTTGTAGCCGATCTTGAACTGGCGCTGCACGCTGGAAACCGTGACCCTCTGCTGCTCGATCACGAACGCTTCGACTTGGGCGTACAGCGGATCCTCGTTGCCGGAGGCGGCTTGTTCTTCGTGCCACTCCTTCCAGCCCTTCACCCATGCGATGCAGAGCTCGCCGGCCATCACCGGGCACTCACTTTCCGGTTTGCCGTCGGCGGCCGCTTGTCGGCCGGCCTGATGCTGTTCGTCGAGCTGCGCTTGCGTCGGACCGTCGCCGAGCTTCGGCACCTCGCGGAACTCGGCGTCGACGACGTCGTCGCCGTTCGGGCGCGGGCCGTCCATTCCGTCACCGTCCTGGTCGGTGTACTCGCGGCCAAGGTCCAGACCGCGCTGATCCGATTCGCCGCGGATCTCGTCCATGCCGCCGGTGTGCTCATCGGGGTTTGCGACGACGACCAGGACGGCTTTCCCGCTCGCTTCGTAGAGCTCGTGCAGGTTCGGCTGAGAGCTGCCGAATTTCACGACCGCCTTGACGCCATCCTTGATCGTGATCTGGTCGAGGTCACCCTGCACGACGATGCGGCCGTTGCTCGCGATGAGGTGCGTCGCCATCTTCACGTTGTGGTCGACGCGTGCCTTCAGCCGGTCGATGACATCGTTCTGCTTCTTCTCGGACAGCTTGATCCAGAGGTCCGGCAGCAGCTTGATCTCGGTGACGAGAGCGGAGAGCAGGTCTTTGCCGATTGATTCGGCGGTCATCTGGAGTACGTGTTTGTCGGTCATGTCGGAATCCTTGGAGGCGAATCGGTCGGGTTAGTCGGCGTTGATCGGGTTACGCGGACGGCGCCCGGCAGGTGCATTCGTCTGGGCAGTTGCTTTGCCGGCGGCCGACTGCTCAGCCGCGGAGGTGATGGCACGCATACGCGCGGAGGCGAGGGCGTTCAGTTCGGCCTTGGCGGACTCGTCCGGCACGCCGCTGATCGCGCTGCGGGCGAGGTCGAGGTCTTCGGGCGTCTTGGCAGATTCGATGTCCTCGCGAATGCCGCGCACAAGGCCGGCGACGTCGAAGTCGAAACCGCCCTGACCATCACCGTCATCCTCCTGCGGGCCGTCCCGGTCGTCGACGGGGTCTGCTTGCGTGGCATTCGTCGCCTCGCCGGTATCGGTCGCGGCGGTACGCGGCTGGCGTACCGTCTGCGACGGATCTCGCTCAGCGTCATACGCACCATGCTGCCAACCCGGCTGAGGATCGGATAGCGTTGCGCGGCCGACTTCCTCGGCCTGTTGTGCGCGGCCGGCGCGCACCTCGTCGATCGTCGTGCGGTTGACCGAGTACGAGCCGTCCGGGTTGACGTCCACGATGTCGGCTGCTTCCTCGACAGTGATGAGGCCCATCAGCAGTTCGGGTGCGTAGAGCTTCCCGAAGAACGACGCGGTGCGGTACCTCAGCATCACCTCGTCCATCGTCTGCCACTTGCTGCCGTTCTTCGTGTACCAGCCTTCCTTGACGGCCATTTCGATCGACACGGCCGGCGATTCGAGGCGCTCGCCCGTTTCCTTCTCGATCGCCCATGCGACGCAGACCTTGTCGATGATCGGCACGCGCTTCGTGACGTTGCTCCGGTTACCGTTTTCCCAGACAGTGTCGACGCGCTCCACCGTCTTCTCGCCCAGCACCTTGATGTCGAAGCGCAGCGGCGAGAAGCGGCCGCAGCCGTTCACGGCGGCGATGATCCACTGCGACGACCAGGACGGCCGGCCTTCGACGATGTACAGGTTCTGCATCACCATCAGCGGATCGGCGCCCATGCGCTGCGCCATGTTCAGCGCGACGACAGCGTTCGCGAGCGCGTTCGGGTTCTCACGCGACTCTTTCACGTTGCCGTATTTGTCGAGTTTCTCGATCACCTTGCGGTACGCAGCGGGCACGAGCGTCGATGACGCGAGCAGATTCGCCGCGCGTTGCATCAGCTCGAACGATTGCAACGAGCCGAAGCCGGGCGTGACCGTGGGGAGATTTGCCTCGCGCGGAAGGGGCGAGCGGACTGCTTCAAGTGTGGTCGGCGTGGACATGAATACCTCGGTTATTCGTGGAACTGACAGGTGCCGTAGCGCGGGCAGTACTTCTTGTCGCACAACAGCGATTTGGGGTTGGGGTAGAACCGGCCGGACCGGAACATGTCCGCGGCGAACTGGATCAGCCCGGGCGTTTCCTCGGTGCCGATCATCACGCGCTTGGCGTTCTTCACCGGCGCGGTGGCGACCTCGGGCGTACCCTTCGTCTTCAGGCCGATGATCTCGGCCGTGTCGGCGATCAGCTCGCCGGTCGTGTGCTCGTACAACAGCTCGTATGTCCCGATCTGCGGGCCGTGGCCCTTCGTGACAGCGACGCCCTGCGCGACGGCCTTCGATCCGCTCTTCAGGTCGGCGATGCCCGGGCCGAGCGCCGTGCGACGGACACGTGCGCGGTCCATCGTGCCGGTGAGGCGGACCACGATCCCACCGCCGCAGTCGATGTCGAGCGGTTTCGTTTCCATCTCGACCGCGACGAAGTCGTACCGCGGCGTGATCTCGAGGCAGTACTTCGTCGTGAGCGAGATCCCGATGCGCTCCGCTTCCTTCAGACTGAGATCGTCGCTCGCCGGGTTGTACTCGTTCGATGGGTCGTGCAGCTTGTCGATGAATGCGCCGGCCGCGTCGTCGACGGTCAGGCCAGAGCCATCGAGCACGCTCTGGTCATAGGCGGCCGTGCCGGCGTGAATCGCAGTACCGAGCGCGGCGCGCAGGCCAACGACGTTGCGCATCTTCAGGAGGTGGATTGCCTGCCACCGGTATGCACACTCGAAAAGTGCGCCCCAGCTCGACGCGCGCACGGTGTAGACCGACGGTGTCATGCTGCACCTGCAGTTTCAGCTTCCGAGCCGACGGCCGGCGCCGGCATTTTCTCGACGCACACGTACGGGAAACGCTCGGGGAACGGCTTGATGTGCTTGTAGAAGTGCGAGCCGAGCGAGTCGGCGCCCTTGAGCGCGTCGAAGTTCGCCTGCGTGAAGCCGGTGTAGTGGTACAGCGACGTCGGCGCATTCGTCTTGCGATCCTTGAAGCGGACCGCGAGCGTTTCGGATTCGGCGTCGTAGCCGATGCTATGGATCTGCGACGACTCGACGGGTTGGGTGTCGATGGTTTTCATCTCGGATGCTCCTGATAGAGGGGGCGGGGCGTGCGCGAGCAGCACGCAGAATCGCGGCGCGGCGGCACTGGATTCGACGGGGTGAGCGGAAACAGCGCGCCGCGTGTTGCGAAGCTGGACCGCTAGGAGGCGTTACAGAATGCCGAAGTGCTTGCTGATGCCGTCGACGGCGACAGCGAGAAGGGCGACTGCAACGAGGATCGCGACGACGAGGGCGCGCGCGGCGCGCGGGTGCCGGCGCTCGAAGAGGTCGGCGTGATCGGTGAAGCGGCTCATGTTGGCCTCGTGACGAGGGCGGTAATGGCGGTGCCGTCTGCGTTGAGCCGGGCGAGCACGAACGTGCACGCGGCGGCTATCGCGAGCGCGACAAGGTAACCGGCTATGGGGTTCCATTCGAATACCCGGTCGAGCAGTGCGCCGAGGAGATCGAAGGGCGTCATCCGAGGCTCCGCAGGTACGGGCCAGCCAGATCGGCGCCGAACCAGAGCGCGCCGATCGCGACGCCGTACGCAATTGCCCATGCCGAGCCTTCGATCACATAGCGCAGACGCGATACAGGTGATCGTTTGTAATTGCGCGATACAGGCGATAGGCTGTTGAGGGAAATTCGCATCAGTGATTCCTCCGTAGGTTCCGTTCGGCAAACGTCGCGACGTTGTGCTTCGTGCGGTTGAGGATCTGATGCGCGATCGCCTCGCTGCCGACCATGGCGATGCCGAGCGCCGCCTTGCTGATCAGCATTTCCATCACGTTCGCGAGCGCATCCGGATTCCCGTATGCGCCGCAGCTGCGCACGTAGTCCGCGATCAGCTTTTCCGCGAGGTCGCCGCATTGGGCAGGGGATTTGAGGTTGCTCATCGGTCGACTCCGGCGATGGTGATGTGGCGAACGGGATCGGACACGGGCACCGGCGCGCGGAAGCCGGCCTTCGCCAGCGCGTCGTCGACAACGGCGCGGATGCCGGACGTGAGTACGGTCTTCGACGCGACCAGGTGCAGCGCGTCAATCAGGTGCGCCATCGGTTGGAGGTGAGCGTCGAGCGATCGATCGGCCGCGAGCGAGCGCGCATAAGCGTCGGCCGACTCGGTTTCGCCCGCGTCGGACGGCAAATCGCCGTACGCGAAGCTCGAATCGGCCCGCTCCTGCGCCAACTCCTTCGCGCGCTGCAGCCATGCTTGACCGAGCGTGTGCTTGATCTCGTTCATGTGGTCCCTCGTTGTGGTGTGATTGCGATCAGTGGAACTGGACGCAGCCGTTCTGCGCGGCCATTTCGAACGCTGCGCGCCACTGCGAATAGACCGCGTAGAAGGATTCGTTGACCTTCGCCTGTTCATCGAACTGGGCGAAGTCTTGCGCGAGCTTCGCGCTCACTGCTGCGCCGATGACGCCTTCGCAGTCGCTGAAGCAGATCAGCTCCCAGAAGGGACCACCGGTTGCCCGCCATGCGGCTTCGTCGTGCCGCAGTTCGGTTCGCCCTGTCCCGAATCGATCAACGGAAATCGGTTGGTAGCCAGCGAGTTTCGCCAGCATTTCGCGCCACATGCTATAGCGGCCATAGCCACCGGAAAACGCTTCGCCAGCGTCGTGGTAGCTGTAGATCGCATGGTTTTCGAGATCATCGGCCCGACCCGGGAAGTCCGGATTGACGTAGACGCGGAGGTAATCGGTTTCGATAGGCTTGCGCGTGATCGGATCGATCGGCTCGCCATCCGCGTCGAACACGCAATCGATCTTCTTGATTCCTCGGTATGCGGTTGCATCCAGTCCCATGATTTCCTCTCGCATGGTGATTACGGCCATCGTCAGGCAGCGCCACACGCTGCGACCTCGCCGCGATGCTCTGCGACGGGAGGTTTCGGCCTTGGGTCAGATTGGCCGCCGTAGCGGGCGCGGTTGGTCAGGCGGGGATCACGGCAACGACGGTATTGACCATCGTCCCGGAGGCCTTGAACGCACCTTCGGGCAGTTCCTCGATCGAGCCGCCACGTTCGTCGACGAGTGTGCGAAATTCTGCCGTCAGCCGGTCAGCGCGGAAGAGGACGCCGGCCGACATCACGGACACGAGCCGACCATCAGGCACGAGAAACTGGAGGGCATGCCGCACGTGATGAATGTCAGCGCGCTTTCCGAACGGCGGATTCATCACGACACGGTCGTAGACAGGTGACGGCTCAATGCTCAGGAAGTCGGCCTGCGTGATGGACCAGTTGTCGTAATCGAGCGCCTTGAGCGCGTTGATGTTCGCCGGCAGGAGCTCATAGCAATCCACAGCCGTGTCGCGGAATGCGCACGCGATGTTTCCCCGGCCCGCGCTCGGTTCAAGCACCCGGTGCCCGTTACGAACGTCTGCAAGTTCGATCAGGCGCTCCACCACGCTGGGCGGCGTCGGGAAATAGCCGAAGTCCTGCGGGATCGTGATCTTGCCGGTCAGGATGATCTGTTCGATAGCGTCACCGGCATCGCCGTCGAATACGTGCGCCTTGGCCTTGCGGTTCCACTTGCCGCCAGCTGCTTCGAGCACCTTGTTCGTGCGCTCATAGAGCGATCGATCGAGTTGGCCCACCAGCTTCAGTTGGTTTCCGGTCGTTTCTGCTGCGCTCAGCGTCGCGAGCACATCGGTGGTGATTCTCATCGTCTTTCCGGTTCGGGTTGCGTTGGTCAGTCGTCGAGCGCACAACGCCCGGCGTGGTCGGCGCAGCTGGAAAACCCGGCGTTGCCCGGGCCGAAGCTGCGGCCGCATCCCGAGCAGTAGACGTTGGCGAAACTCGGCGCGGCGGCGGCGGGATCCGCGGCCGCGATACGCCGCGCAATTTCAGCTTCCAGAACGTCTTGGCAGATGCTCCAGAAAATCTCTCGATCCTCGATCCAGCCACGACGCAGGGCGGCGTCGATAACTGCGATCTGTTCGGCCGAGAACGGCAGCACGTCGAACGTGACGCCTTCGGCGATCGCTTCGTTGCGCTCGTCGCGCTCCAGCGCGGCGTCGTCGGCCGCCGCCTGCAGCTGGTCGGCGTGTCGGTCGACAAGCGCGGGTAGGGTGCGGACGTTATGGTGAAGAGGTCGAGGAGTGTGCATTGCGCCCTCCAGTGAAAGTAGGATTGCTAATCAAATTACAGTCTTGAACTGCGATGCCGCATGCGCAGCTCTCACTGGTGACGCCTCGGAAGAAGAACCGCCACCGGTCAGAACTGCATCACTCGCGCGCCCGGCTACTCCCGGCCGTGCCGGCTCCGGGCCGCGCGAGGTTTGTGCCGATTACAAAGCCATCGGTCACGTGTTGCTGGCTGTCTTGCATCAGGTCCGTTCAAGCCTGCAAGCGGTAGCCAAACATCGGCCTAGCGCGCTGCGCCTGTCCTGATTCACGACGCTGATCGCGCCGGCCGGTTGCTCCGCGTGTGCGGTCCCGGCTTACCTTCGATTGTTAGAGAGCGATCCGCCTTGGGGCGGTGGCGTGGCGTCGGTGCCGCGTTGAACGAATAATCACATACGTGATTTAGCACAGTCAACACATATGTGATTTTGTCGGGAAAAGTTTGTAACAAGGGGCGGTGAGCGTGCGGCAGACGCCCCGCCATTAAGCGGTTGCTGACACCAGTTGAAAGTCGCCCGGATCTGGTACTAAACTACTGTACATTCATACAGTGTTCGATGCAGAGAGACGAGGGCGACTGATGAAACAAGAAGTGAAGGTGCGGCTGCGATGCAAGCCCGGGGATTTGGCGATCGTGACGAAATGCGGGGTGTCCGAGCGGATCGGACTACTGGTGCGGGTGATTGAGAGATGCTGGGACGGGCAGCATGACTGGCTCGTAGTACTGCAGGGGCCGGGGGTTTGGGCGCGCGGCGCTGTTACGGGGGACGTTACTCTGCGCCGGCGTGCATTGCTGAACGACTGGAATTTGACGCCTATCAGCGGGACGGGTCTTCCAGGCGAAATGGCTCGTCCGGATTCGGAAGCATCCGAAGCATCAGCGCGAACGTTTGTGCCGGCTCACCAGCCTTGTCTGCCTTGAGGATCGCGTCAATCAACGCCTTCGCGCCTGCGCTCGCAGTGACCAGCGCGGAATCGTAGCTCTCCGCAGTATCGGCATCCGACGTCGGTTTGCCTTTCCCCTCGGCGAGCCATAGTGCGCTCACGCCGAGCGTGTCGGCAATTTGAGGAAGGCGGCGCGCGCTGTTGCGCGTTCCCGCTTCCAGATTCCCAATCGTCGATTGGGAAACGCCGGCCTTGGCGCCCAATTCCTCCTGGGATAGGCCGGCTCGGGCTCTCGCCCATTTCAGTCTGTCGGCTAGCGTGTACATATCACAATCGTAATAGAACGACCCATTCGATTTGTGTTGACCACAACAAACACAAATGTGATACTGGGCCATGGACATCCAAAAAGCCGTCTCCGATCTCCTTGGTTCGGGGCTCACCCAATCCCAGCTGGCCGGTCTGATTCCGTGCTCGCAATCCCTCATTTCCGCGCTTCTCAGGGGAGCTCGCGGCTCGCGTGTGTCGTTTGCGATCGCGAGTCGCGTGATGGCCCTGCACGCGGAACGGTGTGCGCCTGTGAACGAGAGCGCGTGAAGGGGGTGTCCTTGGGCTGAACGAGGTTCGGACCGCCTCGATTTTTCGTGGCGTAGCCGATTCATTCGTCGCGGCAGGGCTGATTTCTTCAATGTTGGCCAGGTGTGGACCTGGCCGTTATTTCGCCCCGGCGCCAACTGGGTAAGCAAGTGGGTAATCAACTGGGTAACGATTGATTTTTCGTATGAACCAGACCGAATTCAGGATGTTCGCGCCGTGGGTACAGGCCGCGACGCTGCCGGACGCGGAGATCGAAGCGATGAGCTTCGAGGACTGCCTTGCGCATGCGCTCGAGCTCGGGCTGCGGCGTTTCGATCGCAAGACGCTCGCGCGCAACTGCGCCATTCACTATCCGCACTTCGGCGATCTGGTCGCCGGCCGCCGGCCGTTTCCGGCGACGAAACTGCACCTGTTCTGCATGTTCACGGGCTGCGACTACCCGCGGCAGTGGCTCGCCATCCAAGAGCGGAAGGCGATCGAGGAATACCGCCGGCTCAGCCAGCAGGCGATCGGCGAGTTCGTCCAGCAGGCGTTCGGCCAGCGGCAGGTGGCGGCATGACGCTGACTCTCAGCCAGCGCGACGTCGGCAAACCCTTCGCCCGCAAGCTCGGGCGGCCCATGACTTATCTCGGCCTCGTCGAGGAAAAGCACCTTTTCATCTTCCGCGATCCCCCGCAGGACTATCTCGCGTTCCGGGCCGACCAGCTCTGGATGCTCGAGCGCGTGCGGCCGGAAGCGGCACCGATCGGGGTTAGCACGAGGGGATATTCGTGACTCGGGGCAATCAGTGCTTTTTTACCTTACGTCGAGGAAGAGGTCGACTTCTCGCTGCTGGCGTTTGCCTTGAGCGAATTTGTGAAACTGAAAACTCTGTTCGATTTATCGATCGTCTGCCTCGCGTCATCCAAAAGGTCACGGGCATCTCGAAGCAACGCCGCTTGATGTTTCAGTGTGTTGTCGTCGCGAGAATCATCAGGTCCTTCACCAATTGCTTCGAGAAACGAACGCGCAAGAACAAAGCGCTCGAGTCCTGCGGCGAGCTTTGGCGCGCAGTGGTTTGGAAGTGGGGCAAGTGCGTGGATCTCATCAAGCGAGATCGGTCTAATCCGATCAAGCGATTCGACGTAGGACTTGATCGATTCATTGGTGATCTGCGCTTTACTGCCTTCGATAAATTGGAGGGCAACATTTGCTCGAGTGCGAATGATCTTGAGTCTCTCGGAGACTCCTGCGGCTGCCAATTTCGCTCGATTCAGGTCGTCATTTCTTTTTTGCTGATCCTGTCGAATTGCAAGCGAGAGAGCGACGATTACGGCCGCGCACGTACCAACTGCCACGACACCGTTGACGACCACGCCCGTGGCGTTGACGTCCATCCATTCAGGTGTGCGCGGCCATTCGAACAAGCTCGCGACGAGGTTCGTCGACAGACGTCCTGCTCCAAACGCCAGCAGCGTTACAGCAGCGTACTTGATCGTGGTGCGCAAGGTATCCCCGTGCTTCATATTTTCCCCGGTATCGATTTTCGGGCGATCGTAGCACGGTCGACGGAGGGCGCATGAGTTGGAATCACGACGATCTCGCCCGAGATCTCGCCGCGCATCTTCGCGGCGCATCCGATCGCTTGGTCTGGACCGACATGCAGCTCGGGCCGGCCGGCTCGCCGCGGCCGGACGTCTACACGGTCCCGTGCTCGTTCGCGCGGTTCCAGCCGGTCGCCTACGAATGCAAGATCAGCGTCGCCGACTTCCGGCGCGACGTGACGGCGGGGAAATGGACGTCCTACCTGCGCTTCGCCGCCGGCGTGATCTTCGCCGCGCCGGCTGGCCTGCTGAAGAAAGAAGACATCCCGACCGGCTGTGGCCTGATCGTGCGCGGGCCGGACGGCTGGCGCTCGCTGAAGGGACCGACGCTGAAGAACGTCGAGAACCTGCCGCGCGACGCGTGGATCAAGCTGATCATCGACGGCATGGGGCGGCTCGCGGACCAAAGCTACGAGCAGCTGCGCGCGGGGCTGTGCAACGAATGGACGCTCGAAAAGAAGCTTCGCGCGCGTCTCGGCGACGTAGTCGCGGATGCCGTACGGGACCGGTTGAATGCGGAGCGTCGCCTGAAGGACGCCACGGAGCGGCTCGAAAACCTTGCCGAAGAGGCGGAAAACGAACGGCGTCTGATCCTCGATCGGGCGAAGCAGCATGCGCAGCGCGACGCAGCGCAGATCGACAGCGCACGCGTCGAACTCGCGCGCGCGCTCGGACTGCCGGAGAGCGCTGGGGCGTGGCAGATCGCCAGCGCCTGCAAGCAAGCCGCGCGTCGCGTCTGCCTCGATTCCGAGGTCAAGCGGCTCCGTCAGCAGCTCGAGCGCATTCAGGCTGCGATTGAGTCGGCTGCCGAGCCGCTGCCGCACATTGCGCAGGAGGTCACATGACCTCAATTTCCATGGGCGCTGCGACGCTGCATCTAGGGGACTGCCGCGACGTGCTGAAGACCATCACGGACGCATCGATCGACGCGATCGTTACCGACCCGCCGTACGAACTCGGCTTCATGGGCCGCGCGTGGGATCGCACCGGCATTGCCTACGACGTGGCGATGTGGACCGAGTGTCTGCGCGTGCTGAAGCCGGGCGGTCACCTGCTCGCGTTCAGTGCTGCGCGGACCTATCACCGCATGGCATGCGCGATCGAGGACGCCGGCTTCGAACTGCGCGACCAGATTATGTGGATCTACGGCAGCGGGTTCCCGAAGTCGAAGAACCTCGACGGCGACTGGAGCGGCTGGGGCACCGCGCTGAAGCCGGCTCACGAGCCGATTTGCGTCGCGCGCAAGCCGCTCGTCGGTACGGTCGCAGCGAACGTGCTCGAGCACGGAGTCGGCGCGCTCAACATTGATGCGTGTCGCGTGCATAGCGCCGACGCGCTCGGCGGCCAATATACCGTGAAGCGCTTCGCACCCGGTGCATCGGTGAACGCCGGCGGCAACTGGAAGCAGGACGTCGAATACACCGGTGATATGAAGGCCGGCCGCTGGCCCGCGAACGTGATCCACGACGGCAGCGACGAGGTGCTAGCCGCTTTCCCGGACGCGCCAGGGCAGCTTGCTGCTGCGAACACCGATCAAACCCGGATCAAGAATCGGCACGCGTACGGCCAGATGCGCGCCGGCGAGGCGAGTTCTGACCGCCGATACACCGATACCGGCAGCACGAACTTTGCCGCGAAGCCGGGCGTGCGCCGGTTCGATACCGGGAGCGCCGCACGCTTCTTCTACTGCGCGAAGGCGTCGCGCGCGGAACGGAACGAAGGGCTCGACGACCCGGGCCCGCAGTTCAAGCACGGTTCGACGCTGCGCGACGCGGAAAACCTTGGGGCCGAGCGCAAGGGCAACCATCACCCGACGGTCAAACCGACCGAACTGATGGCCTACCTGTGCCGCCTCGTGACGCCGCCCGGTGGCGTCGTGCTCGACCCTTTCATGGGTTCCGGGTCGACTGGAAAGGCCTGCGCGCGGGAGGGCTTCGGCTTCGTCGGCATCGACGACCAGCCGGCGCACGTCGAGATCGCGCGAGCGCGCGTCGAATATGAACTGGCGCGTGTCGACGCAGCCTTGGCCGAATGTGCTGCGCTCGCGCGCCAACAAGACCTGTTCGCGGATGCCATTGAGGCAACCGCTAGCACTACAGCGTACGGTCTCAGCGAATGAACGACCTCCCGAATCCTCTCACCCCAGCGGACTGCAACCTCCGCGATTTCCCGTTCATGCCGCTCGAGGTGAAGCGTCTGTTGACGTCCGAGACGTGGATCCTCGGCACCGGCGATGAGCGCGCGGCCGCGATCACATTGTGGCTCGAAAGCTGGCATCAGATCCCGGCTGCGAGCCTCCCGGCCGACGATCGCATGCTCGGCCATCTGTCCCAGTCGAAGAACTGGAAGCGTGTGAAGGGACACGCGCTGCGCGGCTGGGTGAAGTGTGCCGACGGCCGCCTCTATCACCCTGTCGTCGCCGAGAAGGTGCTCGAAGCGTGGGTATCGAAGCTGACCAGCAGCTTGTCGGGCACCACCGGCAACGCGAAGCGCTGGGGCATCGAGGTCGACACCGTAGCCGTGCGCGCCCAGATCGTCGAGGCCGCGAACCTCCTGAAAGCGATCGCCCCGCAATCCGAATGGCTGCGGAAAAAGCAGGTCCGGGAGATCGTATCCGATTCGCGGCGCGATCCCGATCCGATCGCCCCCCGATCACCAACGCAATCGCCCCCCGATTCGCCCCCCGATCGCAAGAGAGAGGGAGAGGGAGATGTAAACACAGCAAGCGGCGGCGGCACAGCACAGGGAGACGGGGAAGAACCGCCGATCGCCGCCGCCGCTTTCGTCGAAATCCTTCGCTCGTCGGGCGTCGGCTTCGCCGCCGATGACGCGCGGTTGGCGGGCTGGCCCGGCCGCGGCGTGACTGCCGACGACCTCCGCGCGGCCATCGCCACGGGGCGCAAACGCCGTGAGCGCGAGCGCTCCGAGCAACCGCTGAACCTCGGCCTGCTCGAGCTGATCCTCGGCGACCTGCTCGCCGCGCGCGCCGCGAAGCCAGCGCCCGGGACACGCGCCGTCGGCGACTGGTGGCGCTCGTGGACCGGAATCGTCGAGCACGGCGGCACGCTCGGCGTCGAGCAGGGTCGCGACGAACCTCCGTTCGATTTCAAGCTGCGCGTGTTCGACGCCGCGGGCGACGGCCCGTGGTGGGACGAACACAACCGCGCGTTTCGCAACACTGCCGGCCCCGTCGCGGCCGGCGCTTTGATGGGGGAAGGGCGATGAACTGCAAAGTCGGCGACATGGCCGTGATCACGCGCGGCAAAGCCCGCGACCGCATCGTCGAGGTGAAGGCGCCCTACGGCGACTACCTGGGCTTCGGCTTCTGCTGGTACGTCGAAGCGCCCACGCCGATCCCGGCGATGGACGTTCTCACGTTTCGGCCGTGCGAGCTCAAGACCGGATGGATTCCGGACGCGTGGCTGCGCCCGATCAGCGGCGTGCCGGTGACGGACAACGTGAGCGACGAGGTGACGGCATGAGGGTCTTGGGAATGAATGTGATCGAGTCGCCGCTGTGCGCTGAAGTGCCGCGCATGACCGTTTCGCCGCGCTTCGCCGAGCTGATGCCCGCCGAGTTCGTGAGCGACTTGAACCGGTGGATGCTCGAGTTCTTCGGCACTTCCGACGTGTCGTACATCGTCGAAGGCCGCACGATCGTCATGAGCCCGCGCGCGGCCGCCGATCTCCGCCGGCAGGCTTCTCAGGCGTCGGTTCGTCCCGGGCACTGGCAAGGGTGGCGGCCATGACGCAGCAATCGCTCATCACGGCGTCGCCGATCGCGCAGCGTGTCGAATTCGTCGTCCCCGGTGCGCCGGTCGCGAAGGGGCGTCCGAAGTTCGCGCGCCGCGGTGCGCACGTTACGACCTATACGCCCGAGAAGACCGAGCGGTACGAGAACCTCGTGAAGATGGCCGCGCGCGCGGCGATGCGCAGCGCAGCGCCGTACGCCGGCCCGATCCGCCTGATCGTGCACATCGGGCTGCCGATACCGGCGAGTTGGTCCATGAAGCGCCAGGGCGAAGCGGCCGCCGGCGCCATCGGCGCGACGAAGAAGCCGGACGCCGACAACGTTGTCAAGGCGTTGAAGGACGGCATGAACGGAGTGGTTTACGTCGACGACGGCCAGGTCGTCGACCTCTGGGTGTCGAAGCGCTACGCGCGCACGCCAGGCGTGCGGATCGAGGCGATCGAGTTGAATTTGAAGTCAGCATAAGGAGCGGGGCCTTGAAAGCAAAATGCAAACTCACCATCAACGAGATGATCGGGAAGATGAAGCCCGGCGTCCGGTATTCGGCAAATGACCTCGCACGCCGTCTGAAGCATCCCGTCTCGTCGGTGCGCCAGCTGCTGTCGCTCGACGTCGCGCTCGCGCGGCTCGACTGCCATTCCGAGAGCCGCGGCCGGATGTACTCGCTCGCGGGCACGAGCCGCTCGCCGGGCACGCACGTCGACACGCGCATCCGGCCGGACTTCACGAGCAACCTGTCCGGCTACATGGCCGAGCTCAACACGCGCCAGGCGCTGGCGATGACGACGCGGGGTGGCCGGTGATCGCCATCTTCGAGAACACGCAACAGGCGCTGCACGTCAGCTTTCTCGTGACTTCGCTGCCGCCGCGGCAGAAGCAGCAGTTCCGCCTGGCGCTGATCCAGATCCTCGAATCGGTCGGCCATCTCACCGCGCGCCAGGCTGAATTTCTCGACTACCTGTACGGCACCTCGTCAGGCACGATCAACTTCGACGGGCTGAGCGGTGACGAAATCCGGGCCCAGTGCGCGATGGTCGTCGGAGCGGTGCGCGATCACCTGCTGAAGCCGGAACGCAATGCGGTGTGGCTGCGATACGCCTGCGGGATGCCGGCGCGGCCCGCGAGCGCCGCGCGCGCGGCGGACCCGGGAATCCCGCCGTCGGCCGAGTGGAAGCGGGCGCTGGTCGAGATGCGGACGTACCTGCGTCCGTCGCTCACCGTGACGAACGGGAAGGCGATCATGGCGCTGATCGCAGGGCACTCGCAGGTGCGGCTGCGCCAGGACGGGTTGTCGTATCGGGAGATCTCAGAGGAGACGCACGTCACGGTCCGGACGCTCGAGCGGAACGCGCAGATCATCCGGAAGCGGCTCGTCGAGCTGGAGCACCAGGCCGTAAAGCGGCTGACGCCGCTCTTCGAGCGAAACAACGTGACGATCGCGGAGGCCGTTGAGGCGTAAGGGGTACGGCGAAAATTCCCCTTGCAAATGTGGCGGATAGGGTGTAGATTTTCGCCAAATTGCAGAGTTGCGACCAAAGCCCGCTGAGCCGACAAGCCAGCGGGCTTTTTCGTTGCGGCGTGTCCGCGCTATACTCGACTCGGCCTTAGCTGCGCCGGCGGGAAAGACGCAGCGAGGTGATCAGCCAGCTCGCCGAAAGGTGCAGACGGGTTTCCGCCGCCCTGCTGGCACCCAACACGTTGAGCCCGCTGAGCGAAAGCCAGCGGGCTTTTTGCTGGGCAACTTTGGGTTCAATCTCCTCTGGTGCCGCCATCAGACAACTGCTGCGCAGCCCCAGGCGGTACCCACTTGATGATTTCCTTCTCGAGCAGTTCCCGGAACGCGCTGTCCGGGACAAGTTGTGAATCCGAACTCACTGCGTCGTAGAGGGCGAGGAACCAGAGGTACTTTTGCTTGTGTGCTGGACTGGCTTTCATGAGCTCACGACAGCGGTGCGCCGCCGACACGCCCCAGATCGGGCTGAATGGGTTCACGATATTGCGATCCCTGAAATGCAATAGCGGAACGGCGTACGGGCCTTGAGCATACCGCGCAGCCCAAAAGTCGAGCGGGATTTCAATGTCATCGGACAGGGCGACCGCGGGCACACTGACCATGCTTTCAATCTTGACCGCTGCTGCGAGCGCGTCGCTTACGACCATCAGGTGATCGCCGTTGCGTCGCTCCCAGTAGCGGCCGTACGCAATTCCTCCGCGAATCATCAGATCTTCGGTGAGAGCAAGGAACCAGAGAACCTGCACTGCCGACAATACAGGGGCTAATTCGTCACTCGTTAGCAAAATGGCGTCCGAATACATCGTCATCTTGACGCCGTGTTCGAACAGTTCCGGGTCAAGCCTCTCGCCAAATCTGCGATAAACGTCCAGTGTGGCGTCGAAGTCGTTTGCGAGCTTGGCCGAAAATCCGAGAATGTCGCAGAACGCTACGTACTTGTTGCTTACCTGCTCTTCGACATTGTTTGAGGAATGCATTTCCTCATTCTGAGCATCGTTCAACATGGTCTCCTTTTGAGTTTTCTGTTGCTTCAGAGGCATATACCGACTCTCTGGTTTGATTGTTACAGGCACTCGCCATCTTACTGACAAAGGGTATCCCAATGGGGCGTCGAGAGCGGTTGATGGTCGAAACGGCAACCGCGATCCGGCGGCCAATGCCACCTGATATCCTTTTCGGCGATTCGAACTGGATCCGACGCATCATGCCGGCCGACGGCGTTGACGAGTGGGTGAACGAGACGCTCCTGCGCGAGGGCGCGCCGCTGCACAACCCTGATCACGAGCACCTGATCGACGCCGACGTCGCCTACCTCTGGGCGGCCATCGAGAACGTGCGCCAGATGCGCCGCGTCGTCGGCCAGTGCGAAGAGGTGGCGATCCGGGCCGGCGGCTGGCAGCGCGCCCGGCAGGAACAGCAATACCTCGAATGGTTCGGCCGCGTGCCGGCGTTCCTGATCACGCTCGACGCGCACTACGCGCGCGAGTGCAACGACCTGCAGTGGTGCGCGCTCGTCGAGCACGAGCTGTATCACATCGGCCAGCGGGCCGACGAGTTCGGCGCGCCAGCCTTCACGAAGGACGGCATGCCGAAGCTCGGCATACGGGGGCATGACGTCGAGGAATTCGTCGGCATCGTCCGGCGCTACGGCGTGGCCGGCGGCGCTGGCGATACCGCGAAGCTGGTCGACGCCGCGCGGCGCGCGCCCGAGGTCGGCCACGTCGACATCGCGCGCGCCTGCGGCACCTGCATCCTGCGGGCCGCATAACCCGAACGTTTTCCCGCTATGGCAGCACTTCCCGACGCGATCAAGGTGTTCATCGTGCAGTCGCTGGCGTGCTTCGACACAATCTCGCGCACCGCGAAGGCCGTTCGCGAGGAGTTCGGCACCGAGGTGTCGCCGCAGCAGTGCGAGCGCTACGACCCGACGAAGCGGGCTGGCGCGACGCTCAGCAAGAAGTATCGCGAGATCTTCGAGCGCACGCGCGAGGAGTTCCTCAACGACACGTCGCGCATCGGCGTGTCGCACCGCGCCGTGCGCCTGCGCGCGCTCGACCGTGCCGTCGCGGAAGCGGAGCGACGCAACAACCTGCCGCTGATGGCGCAGCTGCTCGAACAGGCTGCGAAGGAATCCGGCGACGCCTACACGAACCGGCGCCGCCTCGAACACACTGGGGAGAACGGCGGCCCGATCGAGAACAGGACGGTCGTCGTCGATGAAAGCCAGGTCGCAGCCGCCGTCGCCAAACTCGAAGACGAGTATTGACCCCGCCATCGAGCGGGCCGTACTGAAGGCGAAGTGCGAGCGGGATCACCTGTTCTTCAGCCGGTACTTCTTCAAGCACCGGCAGGCGATCAAGTTCCGCGTCAACTGGCACCACGTGCTGATCGCGGACACGGTGCAGCGCGTGATCGACGGCACGCTGAAGAACGTCGTCATCAACGTGCCGCCAGGCTCGTCGAAGACCGAGCTGGTCGCGATCAACCTGATCGCCCGCGGCCTCGCGCTGAACCCGCGCGCGCGGTTCCTTCACATCAGCTACTCGGACGATCTCGCGCTGTTGAACAGCGAGACGGCGCGCGACATCGTCGCATCCGACGAGTACCAGGCGCTCTGGCCGCTGAAGGTGGCTGACGACGCGAAGTCGAAGAAGCGCTGGAACGTGCTCGTCGACGGGAAGAAAGCCGGCGGCGTGTACGCGGTTTCGCTCGGCGGTCAGATCACCGGCTTCCGGGCCGGGCACATGGCCGAGGGCTGGCAGGGCGCGATCATCATCGACGACCCGCTGAAGGTCGAGGACGCGTACAGCAAGACGAACCGGGACAAGGCGAACCGCAAGCTGCAGTCGACCGTGAAGAGCCGAAAGGCGAGTCCGGACACGCCGATCATCGTGATCATGCAGCGGCTCGCGGAGGAAGATCCGACGGGCTTCATCAAGGCGCGCAAGCTGCCCGGCGAGTGGGAGTTCATCGAGATCCCCGCGCTGATCACGGACGAGTACGTCGCGAAGTTGCCGGCGCACATCCGCGAGCGCGTCGAGTGCGACGAGCGCGACGCGGACGGCCGGTACAGCTACTGGCCGTACAAGGAACCGCTGCACGAGCTGCTCGCGTCCGAGAAGGCCGACGCGTACGTCTTCAACGGCCAGTACATGCAGCGGCCGTCGCCGCTGGGCGGCGGGATCATCCAGAGCGGCAAGTTCCTGCGCTACGGCGCGCTGCCGCAACTGCAGTACCGGAAGATCTTCGCCGACACGGCGCAGAAGACCGCCGAGCGGAACGACTACAGCGTGTTCGAGTGTTGGGGTCTCGGGTACGACAACCGTCTGTACCTGATCGACCTGGTGCGCGGGAAGTGGAAGGCGCCCGAGCTGAAGCGCCGCGCGATCGACTTCTGGAACAAGCACGCGGCCATCGGTGCCGATGACCCGGGTGCGCCGGTGCTGCGCCAGATGAAGGTCGAGGACAAGTCCAGCGGTACCGGCCTGATTCAGGACATTCAGGCCGAGGGCGGCATCCCGATCGAGGGCATCGAGCGCGTGAAGGACAAGCTGACGCGCGTGATGGACGTTGTGAGCCATATCGACTCCGGCAACGTCGCGATCCCCTTAGAGGCCGACTGGGTCAGCGACTTCGTCACCGAGTGCGATTCGTTCACGGCTGACGACACGCACAAGCACGACGACCAGATCGATCCGATGGTCGACGCAATCAACGACATGCTGGGAGGCGCGAAGGACCTGTCGGTCTGGGAGCGGCTTGCCGGTTGAGCACGACAGGATTTCCCGGAATGTCGAAACGGAAGCAACAGACCCGGCCGCCGCGCGCGCCGGCGGCGACGCACGCCCACCGCACGGTCGACTCGTTCGCCAACTTCGAAGCGCGGCTGGGCTGGGGCGCCGACAACCAGGCGTCGGCGGCGCAGTACACGCTGACGTACCAGAGCCGCAACCGCGTCTGGCTGGAAGCGGCGTATCGCGGATCGTGGATCGTGCGCGCCGCGGTGGACGCGATCCCCGAGGACATGACCCGCAAGGGCATCGAGATGTCCGGGCTCGATCCGACCGACGTGTCGAAGATGGAGACGGCGCTCACGCGCAAGGCAATTTGGGACCAGCTCTGCGACACCGGCAAGTGGGCGCAGCTGTACGGCGGCGCGATCGCGGTGATGCTGATCGACGGTCAGGACATGTCGCAGCCGCTTCGGCGCGAGACCATCGGGAAAGGCCAGTTCAAGGGCCTGCTCGTGCTCGACCGCTGGATGGTTGCGCCGCCGGTCGGCGAAGTCGTGACCGAGTTCGGCCCCGATCTCGGCATGCCGAAATACTACGACGTGCTGCCGACGGCGATCGGGTTGCCGCAGGGGCGCATTCATCACTCGCGCGTGCTGCGAATGGACGGCGAGGCATTGCCGTACTACCAGCGCATCAGCGAGAACGGCTGGGGCCTGTCGATCCTCGAGCCGATGTGGGATCGGCTGATCGCGTTCGACAGCGCAACGGTCGGCGCCGGCCAGCTCGTGTACAAGGCGCACCTGCGCACGCTGAGCGTCGAGAAGCTGCGCGAGATCATCGCGGCCGGCGGCCCGGCGCTCAACGGCCTGCTGAAGCAGGTCGAGATGATCCGGCTCGGGCAGTCGAACGAGGGCATCACCCTCATCGACGCGACCGACAAGTTCGAGACGCACCAGTACGCGTTCAGCGGGCTGTCCGACGTCTTGCTGCAGTTCGCGATGCAGCTCAGCGGCGCGACCGGCATCCCGCTCGATCGCCTGTTCGGCCAGCAGCCGGCCGGCTTGAGCGATACCGGCGAAGGATCGCGCCTGCTGTACCACGAGAAGGTGCACACGCGGCAGGAGCGCCGGTTGCGCAACCCGCTGCACGGGCTGCTCGACGTGATGTGTCGGTCGGAAATCGGGCAGCCGTTGCCCGAAGACTTCTCGTACGAGTTCAACCCGCTGCAGGAGATGTCGGCCGCCGAGAAGGCGGAGATCGGCAACAAGACGGTCGACTCGGTGACGAAGGCCGTCGACGCCGACCTGATTCCGCGCAGCCAGGGCATGCGCGAGCTGAAGGCGTCGTCCCCCGACACCGGCATGTTCGGCGACATCCCGGACGAAGCGATCGAGCAGGCCGAGCGCGATGAAGAGGGCGAGGATCCGCCGGGAATCGATCCGGCGCTGCCGCTCGGCCCGGCGCCGGACGCGGCCGCGCGCACGAACGATTCTCTGCTTCGCAGGCTTTTCCGACGTCGATGATCCTCACCCTCGATCGAAAGCGCGACCGGCGCAAGAACCCGGTCCGGCTGAGCGGTGCCGAGCGGCAGTACGGCAGCCAGTTGCGAAAGATCGCCCATCAGGTCGGCGTGCTCGTGAACGGCTTTCCGGCCGATGACGCGTCGTATGCGCCGACGATCGAGGAACTGTTGCGGCGGTACGCCGAGGCGCTCGCCCCGTGGGCGGAAGCGACCGCGGCGCGGATGATCGCCGACCTGAACCGGCGCGACGAGCAGATGTGGATGAAGCAGGCCGCCGACATGTCGCGCGCGCTGCGCGAGGAGATCCGCGGCGCGGCCACCGGCGAGACGATGCGCGCTCTCCTGGCCGAGCAGGTGCGGCTGATCAAGTCGATCCCGCTCGACGCAGCCGAGCGCGTGCACCGGCTCACGCTGGAAGGAATCGTCGACAGCACGCGCGCCGCGCAGATCTCGAAGGCGATTCAGGAGTCAGGGCAGGTCGCGAAAAGCCGGGCGGACACGATCGCGCGAACCGAGGTGAGTCGGACGGCTGCGACCCTCACCGAGGCGCGCGCGCTCGACGTCGGCAGCCCCGGCTACTTCTGGCGGACGTCTGGAGACTCCGACGTCCGCGAGGACCATCGCGAGCTGGAGGGCAAGTTTTTCACGTGGGACAAGCCGCCGATCGCGGACAAGCGGTCGGGCGCGCGCGCCCATCCTGGCTGCATCTACAACTGCCGGTGCTGGGCGGAAGTGGTTTTGCCAGCGGCCTGAAGTTGTGAGATTGGAGAGGCCGGTCGTCGTTGGCCTTCGTTTTGAGTAGTTGCCGGGCCGAGCCCGCATGACCCGACTGGCCCATGGCAAAGCATCTGCATATCTACTTCCACACGTATGACGCGTCATGGGAGGAGTCAAAGCACCCGCGCTCCGCGAATGGTCAGTTCGGATCCGGCGGTGGCACCGGGGCATCGGCGGCCGCGCCGACGACGCTGAAAGGCGACGAGCTGGGCGACTTCACCAGCATGAAAGAGCTGCGCCACAAGGCGATCGCCTATGGCAAGCAGTTCGCTGGGAAGAAGTTCAAGAACGTGGCGACGGGGAATCAGATCGAGGTGACGAACGGCGGGATCCGACACACCGTGGCGACCGGCCACGATGAGGTGCTGCGCTCGATCCCTGCATTGCCCGACCTGTTGACGAAGGCCCGATTGATTGACTCGCAACCCGATAAGCGCGGCGATCCGAACGTGAAGGCAGTCGAGACGTACTCAGCTCCGCTCAAGCTGGACGGGAAGAGCTATCAGGCGGTGATCACGGTGAAGGTGTTCTACGACGGCCATCGGTACTACAACCAGGGCCTGGTGCGGGAAGGGGAATAGGGCCGGTCGTCGTTTAAATAAGGCACCCCCTGCCTTTCGGCAGTCGGCTCACCTCCGGCGACCGTCCCAATTCGCATTATAGCCAAGTCCTTGCGACTTGCAGATTTCCTGCTGAATCAACGACGTACCTCCAATTTCGACCCAGATGCGGACCATTCGAATTCCAACGGCGGACCACGCTTGCAGTTGCGGCGCCGGTGGCGCCCGCGCGCGCGCGCATACCCGCGACGGCATCACCGCGTCGGGCGTGTACGCGACCGAGCAGCTCGGCGAGCGGCAGTCGATCACGCCGGAAGGCTTCCTGCTCTGCGAGGCCGTGCCGATCGCGCGCGTCGGCGCGCAGGACTACGCCTATTTCGAGCTGCCCGAGATCGAGGCGAAGGACGGCGTCATCGTCGCCGAGCGCACGGCCGACGTGCTGTTCAGCCCCGAGACGCTCGCCAGCTTCGAAGGCAAGCCGATCACGATCGACCATCCGCCGGATTTCGTGACGCCGGCGAACTTCAAGTCGGTCGTCGTCGGTTTCGTGATGAACGTTCGGCGCGGCGAAGGCGATCAGTCCGATTTGATGCTGGCCGATCTGCTGATATTCGATGCAGAAGCCATTCGCCTCGTGCAGCTCAAGGTCCTGGCCCAGGTCAGCAACGGCTACGACGCCGACTACGAACAGATTGCGCCTGGGCGGGCGCGACAGGTGGTGATCGTGGGCAACCACGTCGCCCTCGTGAAAAGCGCCCGCTGTGGCCCCGTGTGTTCGATCGGGGATAGCAGTTCCAACCTACTCCCGACAGGAGATGCAAGCATGGCAACCAAGAAAAGCCCCAAGTTCGTCGACGCGTTGCGCAAGGCGTTCATGACGCGCGATTCCGAAGCGTTCGAGAAGGTCGCGAGCGAGATGACCGGCGACGAAGGTGGCGAGGGTGGCGACGGCCAACCCCAGATTCACATCCACATGCCCGGCACCGGCACTGATCCGAAGGCGGGTGTCTCCGCGACTGGCGACGAAGGCGCGGGTGGCGGTGGCGAAGGCGATCCGCTGAAGCAGGTGCTCGACGCGATCCAAGCCACCAACGGCAAGATCGACGCGCTCGCCGATCGCGTGACGAAGCTCGAAGGCGTCGGCACGCCGACCGGCGACGACGATGACGACGATCTGGACGGCACCACTACGACGGACAACGACGGTGCCGGCGAAGGCGGCGACGACAAGACCGGCGCGCGCACGGGCGACAGCACCGCGCTGCGCGACCAGTTTCAGGATGCGCTCTCGCGCGCCGAGATCCTCGCGCCGGGCGTGCGGCTGCCGACGTTCGATGCGAAGACGGTCCGCAAGAAGACGGTCGACGCCATCTGCGTGCTGCGCCGCCGCGCGCTGCGCGCCGCTATGGACAACGAAAACGCCGAACTGGTGAAGTCGGTGGTCGGCGGCGCGAACGTCGCCAGCATGACCTGCGATTCCGTCGCGGCGTTCTTCAACGCGGCGTCGGAGGTCGTGCGCAGCAAGAACTCCGGTGTGACGCAGCGCCGGACGAACGATTCCGCTCAGACCGAGCGGAAAGACATCAACGCAATCCACGCGGAATTCTGGAAGGTCCGCAAGTAAGGAGCCGACATGCCCTCGTTGCAAGCTTATCAATATCGCATGCCGGCAGGCTTTGCCGGCGACCTCCAGCGCGCCGAAGTCGCCACGATCGAGACGCAGCTGATCGACCCGGCAGCACCGCCGACGGCGTTCGGCGTTCCGGTGAAGATGGTGAACGGCAAGATCCAGCCGATCAACAACGCGGCGGACACGGCGGCGCTCGTCTACGGCGTGAACCTCCGCGCGTACCCGATCCAGGGCAACGGCAACGATCCGCTCGGCACGTCGACGCCGCCGACGAGCGGTCCGACCGACATCCTGAAGCGCGGCTATTTCAATGCCGCGCTGGGCGGTACCGCACCGGCCACGAAGAACGGTACGGTGTACGTGCGCGTCGCGGCAGCGGCCGCCGGCAAGCCGCTCGGTGGTTTCGAAGCGGCAGCCGACGGCACGAACACCGTCGCGATGCCGGTGAACTGGTATTTCACCGGCCCGGCCGACGCATACGGCATCGTCGAAATCGCCGTCAACATCTGATCCGGCGCTGAACAGCGCTTCACCCGAAGCCCCGCAATCGCGGGGCTTTTGCATTTCTGGAGCCATTACATGGACATGTCCGAACTGAAGCACCTGCGCCGGGCCGGGGCCTCGATCCCGATGTCGGCGGCCGTCGCGGATGCGACGCGCCGGCTGATCCGCGCACGTACGCAGGACCAGCAGTACACCTACGATCGCGCGACGATTGACTCGACCGGCGCGTTCCTCGTCGGTCAGCTCGAACGCCTCGATCAGACGCTCAACGAGCCGCTCGTCGAGTACACCTGGTCGCGCGACATCTACATCCGCAGCGACGTGTCGGCGGCCGACGAAGTCGCGTCGTTCACGAACTCGGCGTTCGGGATGAGCGGCGGTATCAACCCGAACGGGCTGAACTGGATCTCGAACGAAGGCAACGCGCTGGCCGGCCCGTCGGTCGACATCGGCAAGACTGCGCAGCCGATGCTGCTCTGGGGCGCCGAAGTCAAGTACACGGTGCCCGAGCTCGTGAAGTCGCAGCAGCTCGGCATGCCCATCGACTCGCAGAAGGTCGAGGCGATGAACATGAAACGCAACATGGACCTCGACCAGATCGTCTACTACGGTGACCCGCAGATGAGCTTCACCGGCTTGGTGAACTCGATCGGCGCGGTCGGGAGCGTTTCGAACGTCGCGAACGGCGCGGCCGGCACGCCGCAGTGGGAAACGAAGACGCCGAAGGAGATCCTCAAAGACGTCAACGAGATCCTGACCTCGGCATGGCAAGCGTCCGGCTGGAAGGTGAAGCCGAATCGCCTCATGCTGCCGCCCGCGAAACTCGGTTGGGTTGCATCGCAGATCGTGAGTGACGCCGGCAACAAGTCGATCCTTACGTACCTGCTCGAGAACAATATCTGCACGCAGCAGGGCACGCCGCTCGAAATCCTCGAGCTGAAGTGGCTGATCGGCGCCGGCGCCGGCGGCACGCAGGGCCAGCTCGGCACCGTGGACCGGATGGTCGCGTACAACAGCGACAAGAAGTATGTCCAGTTCCCGATGACGGACCTGCAGCGCACGCCGCTCGAGTACCGCTCGCTGTTCCAGATCACGACCTACTGGTCGCGTATCGGCCGTGTCGAGTGGCGTTACGGCACGACGGCCGCTTACCGGGACGGGATCTGACATGGCGATGATCAACGTTCTGACGGCGTTCACGATCCGGCTTGCCCACGAGGGTGAGGAAGTCATCCGGCGCGTCGAGGCCGGCGTGCAGGATGTCGAGGACTTCATCGCCGACCACTGGTACGCGAAGGCGCATACGGGCCCGCTGCCGGAGAAATCCGGCGATGCCGGTGACTCGCAAGCCGGCGCGACGGATCAGGCTGCTGCGCTGACCGCGGCGAAGGCCGATCTTCAGGCCGAGTCGGACCGTCTCGAAAAGCTTCGTGTCGAGCTCGACAGGTTCAGCAAAGGGCTGGACGAACGCGCGGCGGCGCTCGACGCGCATGAGGCCGCGGTTGCGGAGGGCGTGAAGGATCTCGCCGCGCGGGTCGCGGCCTTCGAGGCGGCCCAGAAGGACGCCGCGGCGGCCGCGAAGGATGGCGCAGCCGACGGCGCGACGCAGAAGTCCGGCGGCGGGAAGAAGGCATAATGGCCTCCCGGCGCTGCGCCATGGAGGCGCGCGCCGGCATCGGCATTTTGGCAAGGTGACACGTGGATATCGCCCAGTTCCGACAGTCGTTTCCCGAGTTCAACGACACGACGACGTACCCCGACTCGCTCGTCCAGTTCTGGATGACAGTCGCGGTCTCGCTCGTCAATGCTGAGCGCTGGGGCGAGCTGACCGATCTGGGCGTCGCGCTGGTCACCGCTCACCACCTCGCGCTCGCGCTGAAGGACCAGAAGACGGCCGCAGTCGGCGGCGTGCCCGGGCAGGTGACCGGCCCGCAGTCGTCGAAAGCCGTCGACAAGGTGAGCGCGAGCTACGACACCGCGGCTGTCGCCATCAAGGACGGCGGTTTCTGGAACGCCACGTTGTACGGCGTCCGTTATCTCAGCCTCGCGCTGATGATGGGCTCGGGCGGCATCCAGCTGTAATGCTGCCGCCGCCCATCGGGAGAATCCCATGGACGGCATGAAAATCGACCGCCTCGACGAGGTGCTGAAGTCGATCAGCGGGCTCGTGCAGAAGGAGGTGCTCGTCGGCGTGCCCGACAGCACCGCCGGCCGCAAGGACGAGGGCGAGCCGCTCAGCAACGCCGAGATCGGCTACATCATGGAAAACGGCTCGCCGGCGAACAACATCCCGGCGCGGCCGCACTTGGTGCCGGGTGTGCAGGACGCGCGGCCGAAGTTCGAGCCGCAGCTCCAGAAGGGCGTCGAAGCGGCGCTCGACGGCGATCTCGAACAGGTCGAACGCCGGCTGAACATGGCCGGCATCGCGGCGAAAAACTCTGTGCGCGCGAAGGTCAACAGCAATATCGCTCCTGAACTGGCCGAATCGACGCTGGCCGCGCGCCGGCGCCGCGGCGTCACGCGCGAGAACACGCTGGTCGACACCGGCCAGTATCGGAACTCGATCACGTACGTGGTCCGCAAGAAGTAGTTTCCAGTCTCACAGCTCCGAGGGCCGCCATGCGCGGCCCTTTTTCGTTGGTGCGCTCGCTATGGCCTTCCTCGACGTAACTGATGTCCTGCTCGATCCGGATTTCATGGACACGGGCCTGATCTGCAACCGCATGACGCAGACGATCGACGGCCACGGCCGGGCGCAGAACACCGCCGCATCAACGCCGTTCGCCGCTGTCGTGACCAGCGACAAGGGCGACATCCTGCATCGCAACGCGGACGGTAGCCGAATCATCGGCTCGATCACGCTGCACACGATGTTCCGGCTGATGGACGGCAGCGCCGGCCACGACGCCGACGAAGTCGTGTGGGCGGGCCGCACCTACACCGTCGTCAACGTGAACGACTACTCGCACTTCGGCCGCGGCTTCGTCTGTGCGACGTGTGACCTGAAGCCTCTTTCGGGATGACCTCATGAACGACAGCTCGACCGGCGGATACCTGGCGCCAGCCGTCGATGCGCCGCCGGCCGAGGACGACGAACTCGACGATCTGGTGCACGACCTGATCGCGGGCGTCACGGCGCTGTCGCCGGACCTTGTACGGCCGCGTTGGCAGTCGACCGTGCCGAAGCAGCCTGAACCGTCCATCGACTGGTGCGCGTTCGGCGTCCAGGAGCAGGAGCCGGACGCAGGCCCCGCGATCCAGCATGACGGTACCGGAGAGGGGCACGACACGTACATCCGGCACCAGGACATCGACGTCATGTGTACGTTTTATGGGCCGCGCGCGAAGGGATACGCGCAGCGGCTCGCCGACGGGCTCGCGATCCCACAGAACCGCGAGCAGCTCCAACTTCAGGACATGGCGTTCGTCGGCGTCGGCGCGATTCGCGCGGCGCCCGACCTGGTCAACCAGCAGTGGGTGCGGCGCTACGACATGACCGTGACGCTGCGCCGCAAGATCACCCGGACCTACGCGGTCCTCAACCTCAAATCGGCCACCGTGGCGACGACGACCGACTCGTCGACGCCAGTGGCCGGCGTTTCGAACATCCACTCCTAGGGGACCAGCATGTCCAACGGATTGCCGGTATCGCGTCTGATCAACGTGTCGATCAACCTGGCAGCGCTCGCGGCGCAGGGCGCCGATGTGAATACACAGCTCATCATCGGAGCCTCGTCGTTTATTGACACGAACGAGCGGCTTCGGTCATATGGGAGCATCGCCGAGGTCGCAGCAGACGCTGGTGTTAACTCGCCGGAGTACGCCGCGGCGGCTTTTGCGTTCAACCAGGTTCCGCAACCGCAACGAGTCTGCATCGGCCGATGGGCCAAGACGGCGACGGCCGGCTCGCTGCGCGGCGGGGTGCTGTCGGCAGCGCAGCAGGACATCACCCTGTGGGATGCAGTCACGGCCGGCGCATTCAGCATCACGATTGATGGCGCAGCGAAGTCCGTCAGCGGCCTCGACTTCTCTGCACAGACGAACCTCAACGGCGTCGCCAGCGTGATCAACGCGAAGCTGACGGGTGCGACAATCGCCTGGACCGGTTCGCAGTTCATCGTGACGTCGAACACGACCGGCACGAACTCGAAGGTCGGCTATGCCACGGCTCCGGGCAGCGGCACCGACATCTCGGCGATGCTCGGCCTGACGAGCAGCCTTGCTGGCGTGCCGGCGGACGGCATTGCCCCGGAGCAGCCGGTCGACGCGGCCGCGCTGTTCCTCGACCGCTTCGCAAACCAGTTCCTCGGTCTCGACTTCGCTGACGCGTCGATCACCGACGCGCAGCACATCGCGGTCGCGAACCTCATCGAAGCCGACCAGCGGCACATCTATGGCATCACGACGCAGAACCCGCAAGTGCTGGACTCGACCGTGTCGACCGACATCGCGAGCAAGCTGCAGGCGCTGAAGCTGAAGTACACCATCGTGCAGTACTCGAGCGCGACGCCGTATGCGGTGTCGTCGCTGCTCGGCCGACTGCTGACGGTGAACTTCAACGGCAACAACACGACGATCACGCTCATGTTCAAGCAGGAGCCGAGCGTCGCCGCTGAAAGGCTGACCAGCACGCAGGCGAACACGCTGCAGGCGAAGAACTGCAATGTCTTCGTCAACTACAGCAATGACACGTCGATCATCCAATACGGCGTGACGCCGAGCGGCCTGTTCGCCGACTCGGTCTACAACGCGATCTGGTTCCGCAACCGCATCGAGACGGACGTCTACAACCTGCTGTACCAGAGCCCGACGAAGATTCCGCAGACCGACGTCGGCAACGCGCAGATCGCGGCGACGATCTCGGCGTCCTGCGAGGCGGCAGTGAACAACGGGTATCTGGCGCCGGGGGTCTGGAATTCGGCCGGCTTCGGCGCACTGAATCAGGGCGACACGTTGGCCCAGGGCTACTACGTATATGCGCCGCCGATCGCGACACAGTCGCAGGCCGATCGCGAGGCGCGCAAGTCGGTCACGTTCCAGGTCGCGGCGAAGGAAGCCGGCGCGATCCACAGCGTCGACATCCTCGTCAACGTCAACCGCTAACAGGGGCATCTCAACATGACGACTTACAGCTTTCAGGACGTCGCGGCGACGATCGTAGGCCCGGGCGGCGCGTTCTCGCTTGGCTACGGCGAAGCGACTGCGGAAGAAGGCATCACGATCGCGCGCGCGGGCGACAAGAACACGATGACGATCGGCTCGGACGGCGAAGGCATGCACAGCCTGCATGCCGACAAGTCCGGGCAGGTCACGCTGCGCTACCTGAAGACCGCGCCGATCAACGCGAAGCTGATGGCGCTCTACGACGCGCAGTCGCTCGACAGCCGCCTGTGGGGCAAGAACCTGATCGAGGTTCGGCAGACGGCGGCCGGTGACGTGCTGACCGCGCGCAGCTGCGCGTTCAAGAAGGCTCCGGACCTGAAGTACGCGAAGGACGGCGACATCGTCGAATGGGTCTTCGACTCGATCAAGATCGACAACATCCTCGGGACGTACTGAGCATGGCGACCGAAGTTCAACTCAATGGCACGCGGTACGTGATCGGCAAGCTGAGCGCGATGCAGCAGTTCCACGTATCTCGACGCATCGCACCGATCATCCCGCCGATGATCCCGGTGCTGATGAAGTTCTATGCCGAGCTCGAGCAGGCCGACGTAGCACGCGAGCAGGCGCGCGCGAACGCCGCGCTCGCGGTTCTCGAAGAAGCCGGGGGCACGGAAGCGCAGGACACCGCACCGCCGGCACCCGAGGCGGATCGCTCGCGCGAGCTGTTGACGCTGGTCGACGCGATCGCGCCGGTGCTGCAGCCGTTCGCAGACGCGTTGGCCAGCCTGAAGGACGAGGACGCCGAATACGTCTTCGGCACGTGCCTGTCCGTTGTCGAGCGCTGGCAGGGCGCCGGCTGGGCGAAGGTCTGGAACATCGCACACAAGACGTCGATGTTCGACGACATCGGCATCGACGTGATGTTGCCGCTGGTCGTGCGCGTCGTGGTGGCGAACCTCGGCCCTTTTATCAGCGGGCTGCTTACCAGCCAAGCGAGCAGCCCGGCGGCGACGTAGGCTGGATCCGCACGTTGCCCGGCGGTGAGGATTGGCTGCTCGCGCCCGTACATGCGCAGATGTGTCGGTACGAATCGCTACTCGACGGGAAACTCGGCCTGGCCGACATCGCGCTCATGAACGATTCCCTCGCCGTCCGGGCGGACAACGAAGCGGCGTACCGCCGCAAGATGGAAAGAGAAAATGGCTGATTCGGTCGTCATCCGCGAGTTCCTGGTCGCGCTCGGCTTCAAGGTCGACGAGAAGGGCCTGAAGAACTTCAAGGAAGGCGTCGAAGGCACGACCAAGGGCGTTAAGCAGCTGATCGCGACGGTGTCTGGCGCCGCGCTCACGGTGAGCGCGGGCGTCGCGGCATTCGCGTCGAAGCTCGAGCGCCTGTACTTCGTGTCGCAGCGGACCGGCGCGTCGGCGACCAATCTGCGCGGCTTCGAGTTCGCCGCGCGCAACATGGGCGTCTCGGCCGAAGCGGCCACGGGCACGATTGAGAACCTTGCGCGCTTCCTGCGCAACAACCCGGCGGGCGAGGGCTACCTCGCGACGCTCGGCGTGCAGACGCGCAACGCAAACGGCGAGCTGCGCGACACGGTCGACATCATGTCCGACCTCGGGAAGTCGCTGGCGAACAAGCCGACGTGGCTTGCCAGTCAGTACGGTAACATTCTCGGCATCGACGAGAACCTGATGCTCGCGATGCGCAACGGGGACTTCGAGAAGCTCCTCGCGCAGTACCGCGAGATGTCGAAGTCGACCGGTCTGGACAAGGCGGCCGACGACTCGCACCGCTTCATGACGCAGCTGCGCGGCCTCGGCACATCGTTCGAGAACCTCGGCATTCGCGTCGAGGGTGCGATGCTGCAGAAGATCGGGCCGCAGCTCGAACGGTTCCAGCGTTGGATGGATGAGCACGGCGACGAGATCGCGAACCGGATCACGGACATCGCCAACGCGGTCGTGAAGGCGGCCGCAGCGATGGGGCCGCCGCTGGCGTGGCTTGCGGACAAGTTCGTTGAGCTAGATCGTGGCACCGACGGCTGGTCGACGAAGATTCTGCTGCTCGGCGTAGCGCTGAAGGCTCTGGGCGTATTCAAGATAGCAGGCGGAATCTGGAAGATCGTGGGAGCACTGCGCGCCGGCGGTGCGGCGGCCAGCGGGGCAACCGGTCTGCTTTCTGCGATGGGCGTCGAGCTGGCGGCCCTGGCATCGAGTGCGGCGGCGGTCGGCGCCGCATTCCTCGGTTGGAAAATCGGCGACGGTGTGCGCGATCAGATCGACGGTTTGATCACGAAGCTGTCGGGCGGCCGCTTCCGTTCGCTGTGGGACATTCTGACGTTGAAGGATCGCCGCGGCCTCGATTCGACCGGTGGATACACACAGGCCGAAATCGACAGCGTGAAGGACGGCGGCGGCGCGAAATTGACGCCACCGCGCGGCGAGCAGTCCCGGATACCGGCGTCCTTGGTCACACCGGAGCCGGCTTCAAGGGAGCCGGCCGAACGTCCGCAGGAGCCTCCCGCGCGAATCTCAGATTCGCAAGGTGCGACACCGCAACCGCAGCCTCGACGGCTCCCGCAGGCTCAACCGCCGATGTGGCCGCAGCCGGTGCAGCAGCCAGCGGCAGCTCCGTCGCCGGCACCGCGGATCGAGAGGGTTGCGGTTCACGACGATGGTGGTCTGGCTGGCCGTCTCGGCCAGTTGGCGGACACCGCGTTCGGCAAGTTGATCGCGCGCGGCGAAGGCGATTACAACAGCGTGAACCGCGGCGCGCGCGGCGGTTACCGCGCCGGCACGGAGAACCTTGAGGGCATGACGCTGGCGCAGGTGATGGCGGCGCAGCGCGCCGGGCAGTTCAACGCAGCGGGCCGATACCAGATCATCGGCAGCACACTGGCCGAGGCCGCACGCGGATTGAGGCTGAACGGGTCCGAGATGTTCGACCGGAAGCTGCAGGACCGGATCTTCGAGCAGTACCTCGTGCGCAACAAGCGTCGTGCGATCGCCGATTACGTCGAAGGGCGTAGCGACGACCTGCGCGGCGCTCTGCGCGCGGCGTCGCGCGAGTGGGCGAGCGTAGCAGACCCGGATACCGGTCGCAGCTACTACGCGGGCAAGGGGAACAACCGTGCGAGCATCACGGCCGCTGAAATGGCGGCAGCGCTGCGGAACACTCGCGCGACTTACCAGCCGCCGGCCGCGCTGGTCGCGCAACCGGCAGCGCGCGGCGGCGCGGCGAAGGTCGAGCTGCACCAGTCTACGCAGATCCATGTGACTGGCGCTAGCGATCCTTCGGCGGCCGGCCGTGCGGTCGAGCGCGAGCAGCGCGCGGTGAACGCAGACATGGTCCGTAACCTACAGGGGGTGATTGCGTGATCCTCGACATGATCATGATCTCGCCGAAGAAGATCGGCAGCATCACGGTGCAGGTCGCGATCGAAGAGGTCTACAACGACGAGCTGATGATCACCGAGCATCCGGTCGAGCAGGGGGCGGAGATCACCGATCACGCCTTCAAGCGCCAGCCGGATCTCTCGATGCGGTGCGGCTGGAGCAACGCTGACTATGAAGCGCTGCTCGGCGCGGCAGAAGCGACGTTCGACGGCGGCGGCTTGCCGTCGGCACAGTACATCAACGCGATTTACTCGCAGTTGCTGGCGCTGCAGCAGGCACGCACGCCGGTCGATGTCACGACGAGCCGCCGGACCTACCAGAACATGCTCCTGCAGGGGCTGCGGCTCACGGTTGACGCGAAGACGTCGAGCGCGCTGATCCTGACGGCGACGCTCAAGCAGATCCGCATCGTGTCGACGCAGGTGACGAAGCTGCCGCCGCGCGAGAATCAGGCCGACCCGGCATCGACGGCCGAGACCGGCAACGGTGGTACGAAGGCCGCCATGCCGGCGACGCCAGCGCCGGGCGGCGCGGTACCGCCGGGGAGTATGTGATGCCGAGCTTCTTCGAGATTCCGTTTTCGCCGCGCCCCGAGCGCTTCACCGTGACGCTGAGCGGGACCGACTATCGCCTGACGGTCCAGTACCGCAAGGCCGGCGGCGCGGGGTGGGTGCTCGACGTCGCGGATGCGCAGGACAACCCGCTGGTGTCCGGCCTCCCGTTGGTGACCGGCATCGACCTGCTCGGCCAGTACAAGCACCTGGGATTCCAAGGGCGGCTATGGGTGCAGGGCGCCGCTGATCCGGACGACGTTCCGACTTACGAGGATCTCGGCATTGGATCGCACGTTTTCTGGGTGACGGATCAATGAGCGTTCAGCAGTTCGGCCGGAAGGTATCGCTGGTCATCGGCTTCGATAGCGGCGATTCGCTCGATCTGTCCGAGCTGCGGATCGTGTTCCGCGTGCAGCGGGGCGACCTGCAGACGCCGAACTCGGCGCGGATCCGGGTCTACAACGTGTCCGCGACGACGGCGCGGCGCGCGCAGAAGGAATTCACGCGCGTCGTCCTGCAGGCCGGCTACGAGGGCAACTACGGGATCATCTTCGACGGGCAGATCAAGCAGGTGCGGCGCGGGCGCGAGAGCCAGACCGATACGTTCCTCGACATCACCGCGGCGGACGGCGACTCGGCGTACAACTTCGCCGTGGTCAACACGACGCTATCGGCCGGTTCGGTGGCGAGCGACCACGTGTCCGTCGCGACGGCGGCCATGGGCCCGTATGGCGTGTCGCTCGGCTACATGCCGGAGGTGACATCGAACCCCCTGCCGCGCGGCAAGGTGATGTTCGGGATGGCGCGCGATTTTCTGCGCGGTATCGCGAAGACTACCCAGACAGTCTGGAGCATCCAGGATGGGAAAGTCGTGGTGGTGCCGGAGACCGCGTACATGCCGGGCGAGATCCCCGTGATCACTTCAGCGACTGGCATGGTCGGCCTGCCGCAGCAGACAGCGAACGGCATCGAGGTGAAGATGCTGCTGAACCCGAGCGTGAAGATCGGGCGGCTGATCTGGCTCGACAACGCGAGCATCCAGCAATTCGAGTACAGCTTGAATGTCGGCCAGCAGGCCGAAAACGAGCGGATCGAGATGCAGGCGAAGCTGCAGGACGATGGCTTCTATTACGTGATGCTCGCGGAGGTGAGCGGCGATACGCGCGGCGAAGAGTGGTACACGAGCGTGACGTGTCTCGCGGCCGACGTCACCGTGCTGCCCGACTCATTTAAGGACAAGGCGGCGGTGCCATCCGCCGACGTGATCAAGCGGTTCGGCTAGCGGCCGTAGGTCGGCAGGACCTTGATGGTCATCGTCGTGCTTTCGCCGTTGCGCTTCACATCGGCGCGCGCGAGCACGTTGAGCGGCATCGACTTCGTCGGCATCTTCGGCACGATGATCACGGCGTCGCCGTCGATCGTCTCGCCCCAGCAGCCGATGTCCCACACGCCGCGGTAGGACTCGTAACGCCGCAAGTTCTTCGCGTTCGTGAGCGGCAGGTCGCACTTCTTCGTCGTGTACAGGATGGTCGGGAATTCGTTCTCGACCGTCGCGCCGACTTTCATGCCGGCGAACGGGTACACATAGGCATCGTCAGCGACGGCGGTGAGCGGCGCGAGCAGCGCGGCGATCAACAGCAGCTTCTTCATTTTCATCCCATGGATCGACGTGAAAGGGTAGGCGACCCGGAGGTCGCCTTGCGTGAAGCGTTCGACGGCGTGCGCGCGGGCATCTGGACAGCATTGCCCGGCATCATCCAGTCGTTCGAAAGCGCCGCCGACCGGCCGCCGACGTGCAGCGTGCAGCCGGCGATCAAGGCGCAGGTGCGCGGCATCGACGGCACGATCCAGAGCGTCGCGCTGCCGCTGCTGGTCGACTGCCCAGTCCAGTTTCCTGCCGGCGGAAATTGTACGTTGACGTTCCCGGTGGCGCCGGGCGACGAGTGCCTCGTCGTGTTCGCCTCGCGCTGCATCGACGCATGGTGGCAGTCGGGCGGCGTGCAGGAGCAGGCGGAGCTGCGCATGCACGACCTGTCGGACGGATTCGTGCTGCTCGGCTTCCGGTCGCGGCCGCGCGCGCTCGCCGGCGTCAGCGGCAGTTCGACGCAGCTGCGCAGCGACGACGGCGCGACGTACATCGACCTGAACCCGACGCTGCAGAAGGTCAAGATCGTCGCGCCGGGCGGCTTCGATGTCGTCGCGCCGCTATCGACGTTCTCGGCGGCCGTGACGATCACCGGGCTGCTGACGTTCGTCGGTGGCATGGTCGGCAGCGCGGCGAGCGGTGCCGCCGCGGTGTTCAACGGCATTCTCAACGTGATCGGCCAGATCACGGCGAACGGCAAGCGCGTCGACGACACGCACACGCACCCGGATGCGCAGGGTGGCAACACCGGCCCGGTCAACTGAGATTCCCATGCGATACCGAAAACTTGACGCTGACGGCGACTACGTCTTCGGCGGTGGCGCGGCCGACTTCCTCGCGAACACGCCGGAGACGGTCGCGCAGGCCGTGCTGACGCGCCTGCGCCTGTTGCGCGGCGAGTGGTTTCTGGATACGACGGCCGGCATGGCATGGGCGACCGACGTGCTCGGCAAGTACACGAGCGGCAAGTACGACGCCGCGATTCGGACGTGCATCCTCGGCACGCAGGGCGTGACTGAGCTTACAAGCTACTCGAGCACGGCCGATCCTGAGACGCGCGTACTGACCGTCACCGCGACGATCAACACCATCTACGGCACCACCACGGTACAGGCGACATTGTGACTATCACGACCCTCGCACCCACCATCGACGCGAACGGCATCACCGCGCCGACGTACGCGGACGTGTTCGCGTTTCTGCAGGATCAGTTCCGCTCGATCTATGGCGCCGACACGTACCTGGAGCCGGACAGCCAGGACGGCCAACTGCTCGGCGTGTTCGCGAAGGCGATCAGCGATGTCAATTCGGTGGCGATCGCGATCTACCGCTCCTTCAGCCCCGCGACTGCACAGGGCGACGCGCTGTCGAGCAACGTCAAGATCAACGGCATCGCGCGCAAGGTCGCGTCGTACTCGAGCGCCGACCTGGTACTGGTCGGGCAGGCTGGCAAGACGATCACGAATGGCGCGGCGAAGGACGCGAACGGTGTGCAGTGGATGCTGCCGGCCACGGTGACGATCCCGCCTAGCGGCACGATCACCGTCACGGCGACGTGCGCGACCATCGGTGACATATCCGCGCGCGCGGGCACGATCAACCAGATCGCGACGCCGGCGCTCGGCTGGCAGTCGGTGACGAATCCGGCGGATGCGGCCGAGGGGGCGCCAGTCGAATCCGACGCAGCGCTGCGTCAACGGCAGACGGTGTCGACGGCGCTGCCGTCGCTCACCGTGCTCGACGGCATCATCGGCGCGGTGGCGAACGTGCCTGGCGTCACGCGGTACGTCGCCTACGAAAATGACACGAGCTCGACCGACGCCAACGGCATCCCGTCGCACTCGATCTCGCTCGTCGTCGAGGGTGGCGACGCGACGGCGATCGCGAATGCGATCGCAGCGAAGAAGACGCCAGGCGCTGGAACGTTCGGCACGACGTCGATCGTCGTCACGGACATCTACGGCCGACCGATCACGATCAACTTCTTCCGGCCGGTTGGTGCGCCGACTGGCGCCACCGTCACGATCAAAGCGCTCACCGGCTACACCAGCCAGGCGGGCCAGCAGATTCAGCAGGCTGTGTCGGACTACATCAACGGCGTGCAGATCGGCGGCGGCCTATCCGGCAGTGTCGAATGGGGAGACGCCCTGACCGCGGCGAACAGCGTCGGCGGTGGGGTGACGTTCAAGCTGTCTGGCCTGACGCTCACTGGGCCGCGTGGCGCCGGCACGCCGGATGTCGCGCTGCTGTTCAATGAGGCGGCGTCGTGCACGCCGGCGAACGTGACGCTGGTGGTGACTTGATGGCTGACCTGACCGAATACACCGCGCTGATCACGTCCGAGCACAGCGACAAACCGCGGTTCATGGCGGTGGTGTCGACACTGGTGCAGCCGCTCGTCGACCAGATGAACCTGATCGAGAGCATGCCCGGAAAATTCGACTTGGACGTCGCAGTGGGTGACCAGCTCGACACGATCGGCGTGTGGGTCGGCGTGTCGCGGAAGATCCGCACGCCGCTGACGGGCATTTACTTCTCGTTCGACATCGCGGGCCTTGGCTTCGACCAAGGCACGTGGAAGGGGCCGTTCGATCCGGATACGGGGCTCACGGTGCTCGACGACGACACGTACCGGCTCGTCATTCGCGCGAAGATCGGCGCGAACCACTGGGACGGGACGCTCGAACAGAGCGCCGCGATCCTGAACAGCATCTTCGACACGGACACGCACGTGTTCATCGAGGACCACCAGGACATGTCGATGACGATCGGCATTGCGGGAAAGGTTCCGCCGGCGACGTTCCTTGCGCTGCTTTCCGGCGGATATATCCCGCTGAAACCCGAGGGTGTTCGGGTCAATTACACGATCGTCACGACCGTCGACGGATCCCCCCTGTTCGGATTCGACATGAGCAATCAGCTCGTGGCCGGGTTCGACGTCGGAGCCTGGAGCAGGCCCGTTTAACCGCCAATCGCATTGTCTGCAAGCCACCTTCGGGTGGCTTTTTTTATGCTCGGAGCATTGATGGCAACGAACGATTTTCTCGTGTTCGGTGGAGGCAGCTCCCCGAACGTTATCGACCAGGCGACGTACGCGGCGCTGTCGGCCCGTCTGTCGGGATTTCAATCTGGCACCGCGCTCTCGGCGCAGCTCAACAAGGTGTGGCGCCAGAGCTCGATCATGGCTGCCGTGCTCGCACAGTTCACGGCGAATTTCTCCGGCCAGAACTCGGTCGACGACGGCTCGACGGCGACGCTGTTGGCGAACCTGCAGGCGGCGATCAATGCGGCGGGGATCACAGCTCCGCAGTTCGACAGCAGCACGAAGCTTGCTACGACCGCATTCGTTCAGCAGGCGAACGGGAACTTCCAGGCGCGCCAGGTTGTTTATGGCACCACGTCGATCACCAACGCGGCAAGTGGGTCTTGGATTGAGTGTGCTGGCGCGGGCGGCTATACGATCACGCTTCCCAATCCGTCCGCGACGAATTTGTCCCTCACGTTCTCAAACGTGAGCAACGGTGTTGTCACTCTCGCCACGCCATCGGCAAGCATCTACGACCAGGGAAATCCGGCGTCAACGTTCCAGATTGATCAGAACGCCGTCGTAAAGTTAGCGAGTGATGGAAATTGGGTTGTAATCGACTGCTATTCGCCGACTCCGAAGGCGACGAGCCCCGCATTGGGAGACAACAGCAAGCGGCTCGCTACGACTGCGTGGTATTGGAATCAGATCTCAGCAGGCGTCAGTTCGGCCGGGAAGGTGAACGGCGTCAATAGTCCGAACCTATTGTTCAATGGCTCTGCCGAATTTGGAGTTGCAGGCGGATGGGGCGGTGGCTTCGTCAATGCATACAATGGGGGCTCAGGAGACGGAACGTATTTTTCGAACCCGGCTGCGATCAATTCAAACTCCTATGTCGGCAGTTCACCCATCGCGATTGCGGCAGGGATTCAGTTGACGCTTTCGGGAGAGATTTACTCTGCTGGCGTTACGTCTGGCATCGCGTGGTTTCGACTCGTTTATCTGAATTCTTCGAGCGGTGTAATCAGCACGTCCGCGAACATTACGGCAACGAATGGCGCTGGGTGGACATTTGCATCGTCCTCCTTCACGACTCCGGCCAACACTGCTTTTGTTTATGTGCAACTGGGTGTTGAAGCTCCGGGACCGAATGTTTCCTCGGGCGGTGTGGCTTGGCGCCGCCTCAAGCTCGAAAGAGGGGCTGCGCCGTCCCTCTATTCTCAAGAGGCAAGCGTCGCCGCGCTGCCGGCGATGCACGGCATTGCACGCTTCACTTCGTCCGGCACGTTCACGGTGCCGCCGGGCGTCACGACGCTCTATGTGAGCGGTTGCGCAGCTGGCGGCGGCGGCGGTGCCGGCGCCGGCAATAACAACGGGCAGTCGTCGCTTGTCGGCGGTGGTGGCGGTGGCGGTGGTGGCGCGGGACAGTCGGTGATTCGCCAGGCGTTTGCCGTCACGCCCGGTGCCGCCATCACGGTCACCATCGGCGCCGCTGGTGCCGCGGGAACTGGTGGCGTGGTAGGCGCGGGCGGCGCAGGTGGCACGGGCGGAAACACGACTTTGACTGGTGGCGTGTCACTCACCTTGACGGGCGGCGCCGGAGGTAGCGGCGGCGCAGCTGTCGTGTCGAACGCGGTCGGACAGGGTGGCGGCGGCGGTGGCGGTGGCACTGGCTACCCGAATGGCAGCGCGGGCGGCGATGGGAATTATGCGGGGTTGGGTGGAGCGGGGGCATCGTCACCGTTCGGTGGTGGTGGCGGCTCTGGCCGCGCAGCAACGAATACGAGCGCCTATCAGGCAGGGAGTGCGGCGGGCGGCTTTGGTGCCGGCGGCGGAGGCGGCGGGGCAGGCTACGGCCAAGCTTCGACGGCTGTTACGGGTGGCGCAGGCGCCGTTGGCACTGCAGGTTTGATCATCTTCGAATGGTGATGTAATGAGCAATTACGCAGTGGTGCAGGACGGCAAGGTCGTCAACATTGTGGTCTGGGACGGAGACGAAACGGCCTGGCAGCCCCCGGAAGGTTGTCAGGCCGTTGAGCTTTCCGAGGACGAAATAGTCGAGATTGGCGACGAGTATTCCGAACCCGGGGTGGAATCCAGCCACGACTAGCGAAACGGCCCTGTATGGTATAAGACCGGCTTAAATGCGAACTGCATGATCCGAGCACGGCTGGAGGCATACATTTATGGCAGGACTGACGATTCGAGGAAAGATGGATAGTAGCCCCGGCTTCACCGCCGGGTTCGACTATCTGAGGATCGTTCTCTCCCTTGGTGTGGTTGTCTGGCACAGCGTCAGCTATGCAGGCAATGCGGATCTGGCCAGGTACTTGTGGACAGGAAATTTCCGGTTCCTCGGCGGCGTCATCCTGCCAGCATTTTTTGCGCTATCAGGGTTCCTGATCGCGGGTAGCCTTTTTCGAACTCGCCTCCCTCAATTTGTTGCCTTGCGCGTGATACGACTGGTTCCAGCGCTGGCGGTCGAAGTGTTCTTGTCTGCATTCTTGCTCGGGGCAGTGTTCACGACGCTCCCGCTCGGACAGTACTTCACGCATCCCGAGTTTGGACGCTACCTGTTGAATGTCCTCGGCATCGTGCATTTCACGTTGCCGGGCGTATTCGAAACGAATCCGGGTGGTCCGTGGGTCAACGACCAGTTGTGGACGATCCCGTTTGAGTTGGAGTGCTACCTCGCAATCGTTATTCTGTCTCTCTCAAGGATCCTGAAGGTCCGGACGCTGTTCCTCGCAATCGTCATTGCGGCATCAATCGGCCTGACGATTTGGTGCGTCGCAACTGATGCGATCCCGATCTCCGGTAAGGTGCCCGGCCGCGTGCTTGTCATTTGTTTCCTCGCCGCGGTTGCTCTGTATTTGTATCGCGACGTCATCCCGTATTCCAACGGCCTCGGCATTGCATCGGTGATCGCGCTGTGCGTGTTCGTCAACTTTCCGAACCTGTCGTACCTCGCTGCATTCCCTGCGGCTTATGCCGTGATCTGGCTCGGCATGATGAGCCCTCCGAAGATTCCCTTCGGCGATTTGTCGTATGGGGTATATCTGTTCCATCTGCCGGTCGAGCAGACCATCATGAAGCTGATGCCGTCGATCGACGTGTGGTGGAAGCTGACGCTGATCTCACTGCCGCCGATCATCCTCTGTGCTTGGCTGTCGTGGACACTTGTCGAGCAGCCGATTCTCTCGAGGAAATGGAAAATTATTGAAGCGGCCGGTGCATTTTTCTCGAAGCCCCGTGCACTTCTTTCGCGAGCAACTGGTGGCCCCGTGCGGCGAGCCGATACCGATTGATGTGGCGACCGCCGAGAGTCGCGGTTCACTGCGCCTCTCGGCTGGTCGTTTCATCTCAGGTGGCTATCGCGCTGCTTCAACCGCCGACGCGACGGCAGGAAATTCAAGCCTTGCCTTTACGGCGTAGCCCTGATCAGTAGGGTGCAAGCAATCGGACAACAGGGTTGTCCAATTGGGCATGCCTTGGATCGCGTCGAACTCGCCGACGATGGGCACCTGTTGAGCGGCCGCCACCTGGCGGAGCGCGCCGACATACGACGGCATCAGCGGTTGTCGGATCGGTTCGCACGTCGGATTCGGCTCGAAGATGACGACCTGTTTGCCCGACTGCCGCGCGATCTGGACGAGCTGCGTCATCGTCGACGCGAAGTCGTCCGGCGATTCGGCGGCGATGCCGTCCTTCTTGGCCGTGGTGTAGTAGGCATCGTTCAGGCCGAAGTTGAGCGTGACGATCTGCGCCTTCGACGCGGCCATCTGATTCTGCCACGTCGGATGCACGCCATCGGTTCCGTTCAGGAGCTGGGACGCCTCGGTCGAGCCGACGCCGTTGTTCGACACGGTGACCGTCGTACCGAAGCGATCCTGCAGCAGCTTTTGCAGAATGACTGGAGCCGAGTTCGGTGTCACCTGGCCGGTGCCATTGACGACTTGCCAGCCCTGCGTGGTGGAATCGCCGTACGACTCGATCAGCACGGTTCGCGGTGTCGACGCTTGAGCGGCGGCCGGCGGCGTGCCGCCGTCGCCACCACCACCGCAGCCACTGCACGATACGACCAGCGCGCCGAGGAGCGAGCAGAGCGCACCCTTCACGACGGCTCTCCGGAGCCAAGATCGATCGTGGCGCCGATCGAGCGCATGCGCGCCAGTACCCGCTCGAATTCCTCCGGAGACAGTTCGAGGCGAGCCGCTGCGAAGAACAGGATATGCGGGCTGATGTCGCGTGGTTCCTCGCCTCCCGTGTACTTGCGCCACTGCCGGCCGCCCTGCACGCCGAACAGGTCCGCCATCTGCGCGCTGCTGAACTGCAGGTCGTGCTTGAGCTTCTCCAGGTCTTGCGGGGTCGGTGGGTCGTATCGCATAGGGGAATTGGCGGCGCAACGCCGCGACGATCGTGGTGTTCATGGAGTCCTCTCGGATGTATGGGCCGCGCGTATGCGCTTCCTCTGGTGGTAAATCTAGGCCCAATGGGCCTATCTGTCAAGAATATTCACTGCCGCCTTCGGGCGGCTTTTTCATTTCGGGGACTCGATGAAGAACGATCTCGCGGTGAGCGCTGCCAAGGCGGCGCCGGCGGTGGGAAGCAATTTCTGGCTGTGGCTGACCGGCCACGACATCAACTGGTGGGTAGCCGTCGCGACGATCGCGTACATCGGGCTGCAGGCGTACTACCTGGTCAAGAACAAAGGGAAGAGGGCATTGCTCGATGGCTAACGTACCGAAGAAGACACTGGCGGGTGTGGTGGGGGCTGCTGCGGCAGCCCTTCTTTTTTCCATGGTCCCGAAGTTCGAGGGGCTTGAGCTCGTCGCGCGGCCCGACCCGATCGGGATCATCACGGCCTGCAACGGCGACACGAAGGACGTGCGCGCCGGCCAGCGCTTCACGCCCGACGAGTGCCGCGCGCGCCTCGAGCAACGGCTGATCGAGCACGCCGAGCCGGTGCTGAAGTGCACGCCCGGTCTGAAGGGGCACACGTACCAGCTCGCCGCCGCGATCAGCTTTGCCTACAACGTCGGCGCGGGCGCCTACTGCGGCAGCACGACGGCGAAGCGGTTCAACGCCGGCGAATGGAAGGGCGCGTGCCGCGCGATGAATGAATCGGACAGCGGCAAGCAGCAGTGGGTGACGGCCGGCGGCCGCGTGCTGCCCGGACTGGTGAAACGTCGCGCTGAAGAGCGTGCACTTTGCGAGCGCGACCTATGACGACCACGAAAACCCACGAAACGCGGCGCACGCTCGCCGAGGACGTCTTCTACCCCGATCACGAGCCGCGCACCGAATCGCCGACGTTCCGCGCGAGCAAGCGCGTGATGAAGGCGGCCGGCGGCTACGTCTGCGCCATCTGCGGCGACGACCAGGCCGTCGAGTCTCATCACCGGTTCTTTGAGTGGGCGTTCTCACATGCGATCGACTGGAAGTGGATCCGCGGCGTCGCGCTGAATCAGGTCGACACGATGTTCAGCCACAAGCTGCAGCGCGTCGTGCCGATCCCGCGTCAGCACCCAATCTGGGACGTGATCAAGCTGACGCAGGGCTTCGACTGGGAGGCGTTCGACCCGGCCCGGCCGGAGGCGTTCGTCGACTCGACCTACAACCAACTGCTGCTGTGCGCGCTCCATCACCGGGGCAAGGACCATGGCCGGCACGAGGAAAGCGATCCGGTCTGGAGCGTGCAGGCGTTCCTGTTGCCGGGCTTCGTCTACTCGCCGGACGAGCTGAAGCAGCTGCATGCGAAGGAGCGGAAATGACCTGGTTCGATCCTCGTGTCTGGCTCGCCGTCATCGTGGCGGCCATCGTCGGCCTGGCCGGCGGTTACTTCAAGGGGCATGCCGACGGCGTGCGTACGACGGCCGCTGCGGCGCAGAAGGCGCAGCTCGACGCCGTCGCGGCCGCGCGCACCGAAGAACAACGCCGCACCGCGGCACAATCGGAGATCGCAAACGATGCGAATCAACAACGCACTGCCGCGCTCGCGGATGCTTTTGCTGCTCGCGCTGCCGCTGGCAGCCTGCAGCAGCGCGTCGACCAGCTCGTCGCCGCCGCCCGCCATTCCGCCGCTGCCGCCGGAGGCCCGGCAACCGGCGACGCCCTCGATCTGCTTGCCGACGTGCTCGGCCGCGCTGACCAGCGCGCGGGCGAGCTGGCAGAGTACGCTGACCGTGCGCGCATCGCCGGCCAGCAGTGCGAGCGCGACTACGACGCGCTGACGCCGATACGTTGATCTACTAGACTTCCGTCGTCTGGGTGACGGAGGCTGTAATGGGCAAACCTGAGATCGACTGGGAAGTGGCCCCGAAGACCGCTCGCTGGTGGGCCATGGATGGCGACGGACGTGCGCACTGGTATTGCATGCCGGACATCAAGCCGTTCACGGACTTCTGGGGCGTTGATATGGTTGAGGCCCCGGCGTTCGAATTCGGCGGGGACTGGCGGACGAGCTTGGTCGAGCGGCAAACGTGACCGCTGGCGGTGTGCCGGGAGCGGTAGGGCTAGTTGATCGGCTCGATGTAGAACCCGCGCGCCGTCAGATCCATCGTGACGTCGCTGAACGAGTCGAAAATGTCGTATCCGCATTCGACGTACGTGGTCTTGGCACCGAATCGGAGTTCCTCGATATTGCGCCTCCACGTGAGCGGCAAGTCAGTCGAGTGACCCGGATCGAAGTGGGTGACGATCAGGTACGGAGGGCGGACACCGCGAGGCGGATACTGCGCGCGTAGTACTAGCTCGACGTTCACGACGACATGGTGTTCCGGGATGCGGTCCGCGTAACGCAGCAGGTATGCCCGCAGCGAATGGCCGTCCTTCCGGTCTTGCGCCGAGGCGAAGCCGAACCAGTCGTCGTCGGAATCGCTGAATTCTTCCGCAATCGTGCCCATATCGACCTCCAGTGCGACGAACATCCAGAATGCCACAGGTGCGTCGCTATCGCGCGATCGTCCGAGCCCCGTAAAGCCCCGCACTACCGCATCCCGGCCCGCCGCATCTCGTCGCGCAGCAGATGCATCAGCCGATACAACTGGCCCTGCGCGCCGGCAAGGTCGCCTTTGTTCGCGACGTTCTTGTCGGTGTAGAGGTACCAGTCCTCGATGCGCTCGAGTGACTTCCTCAGCGCACGGATTTCGAGGATTAACCACCGCACCTGAAGGTCCGTGTACTCGCGCCACAGAGTGCGCAGCTCGGCGTCGGTCGGTGCATCGAATTCGGGCACCTCCGGTCGCAGCTTGAATCGTGGATCCGTCAGAGGAACTCGGTTGCGATCGATCCTGGTCGCTTCGATCGGTGCGGATGTACCCAGGAACACCGACCGCGGGTCCTCGTCTATCCAGTGCTCAAATTCACGTTTCGTAAGCTCGATCGGGGTCCTCAGGCGCGTCTTCTCGCCCTGGAATCCGTACTCCCAGATGTATGCCCACTGCGGCTTGATCACGGCTGCACCACTGTATAAAAACACAGTGTATCCCGGAGTAAGATAGGGCCGTCAAGATCGAAAATTGGGGACGGCGATGTGCACGAACTACGTCGCGCCGGGCGAAGATCCGGGCCTGAGCGAGCTCAAAATCGACAACTTCCGCGATCTGTACCGCTGGACGCCGTGGAAGCCCGAAATCTATCAAGACTATGACGCACCAATCGTCGGCTATGTAGACGGGCAGTTCAAGCCGCTGATCGCCGGATTCGGCTTCTGGCCGCGCGCGCTGCAGAAGGCCAATGCCAAGAAGGCGAAGGCGGCCGGGCGCAAGCCGCCGCGTATACGCACCACGATGAACGTGCGCGACGACAATCTAGGCGAGTCGCCGCTGTACGGGCCGGCGTGGCGCGCCGGGCGCCGCTGCCTGATCCCGGCGAAATGGATCTATGAGCCGAACTGGGAGACGGGGAAGCACGTCCGGTACCGGATCGGCTTGGCCGGCTGGCGGCCGCTCTGCGTCGCGGGCATCTGGCGCACGCTGCAGCGCCCGGACGGCACCGAGCAGCACACCATGGCGATGATCACAGTGAACGGTGACGAGCACCCGATCATGAAGCATATGCACCGGCCCGAAGACGAGAAACGGTCTGTCGTGATCCTGCGGCCAGAAGACTGGGAGGAGTGGTTGACGACGTCGAACGTCGAGGCCGCGCGCGCGATGCTGCAGCTGTATCCGGCCCAAGATATGGCGGCTGAACCCGCATAATTCAGGGTCGGGCAGCTTCTCCGGAAATTGAGCTTTCCTTGTCGTCTTCGATTATTTTGAACTGTAATCGAAAAAATAGGGAATTTTTAGATCTTCAATTTTTTGAGTGGAAAATTTCTGGCTTAGCTTCATTTTTGCTTTAAGTGTTGGTGGTGTGCTACTTTCTTTGTAAGAGGAAATGAATGCGCCGATGCATTCGGTGATAAAGATGTGTAATTTATCTGTAATATTGATTGCATCTTTATACATTATCTCAATGCCGCGCTTCCAGTCGCCATTGCCGCTTTGCATGTAATATGCCATTTCTGCAATCTGGTCCGCTGTTTCAAAGAATACATCGCCCATTGCAACACCCAAGAAGAACGTGAATGGATCCTTTGTGCGATTAATTGACTCAAGAGTGTCGTGCCATTCACTCAGAGGTGGATAGTGCATACCGTGAGTGTTGCGCGCATCTTTTAACCATTTGCAATCCGCGATTGCTGACGATAGATCCTTTTGCAATCTTTCCCCGTATCCGGATTCCATTTTGGTAAAACATTTCGAAGTTAGAAAGCTGCGTATCTCTTTTGAGTGAAATATTCTTTCCTTTGCCTCATATATTTTGGAAAGAAGGAGGCGCGTCATAAATGTCGTTTGGCAAACTGCTCCAGATTTTTCGGCAGATGCCATTTCAACTTTAGGGTGGCACCCGTGCGCAAAGCGCTGCAAAACCATGGTTTCGTTAAATATGTGGCCAAGAAGAGCGATCGAATACTGGTCCTCAATTGCGAGGGAATGCCAGGCATCTCGTGGGAGTTCAATTTTGGTTAACTGATAGCTCATGTTTGATTTTTTCTATTTTCCGCCGCTTTAATCGACGTGAGTATAATCCTCGGCGGTGCGCCAATTCCCCGTGCGCCGGTCGACGTTCAATAGGCGGCTACCTCCGCGCTTCGCGACAAGGACCACGCCGATCGTTCCATCGTTGGCATCGGGTTGGAATCCCGATTGATAGATCACGATCCGCGAGAACGTATCCGCCACGAGCTGGCGGGCCAGCATTCGAGCGTCGTAGTCAAGCTGCTCGACGCCGTGTACGAGTTCCCGCCAAGCTTCCGCCGCGGCCGGAGCGACGTTCGATGCCGATGCCGTGAGCTGATGTTCGAACGAGTCGACGTCTCGTCGCTCGCTCGCAAGTTGACTTTCGAGTTCGCGTACTCGGCGCAACACTGCGACCGGTGCCTCGCCGTCATCGAATAATAAGGCGTCCGTGACGCGCTGGACCTGCGCCTCGAGTTCGGCTACGCGTTGACGCGCGCTGGCCAGTTGTGCCGCGAGCGACACCGTCCCGGAGTCGCCTTCCAGTAAGCGCGTCAGATTTATCTGATCTGAGCAATACAGCATCAGCGCCCGTTCGACCGGAACGACGCTGCAACTCCCGCTGACCTTGCACCCGGCGCTCTGGCTGTACGTGACACAGTGCAGCCGACGGTGGCCGGGGTATGGGCGTCCGTCGGCGGCGCGCCGACGTCCCATGATGTTTTGTGCGACGATCGCCGCACCGCAGTAGCCGCAGTAGGTGATGCCCAGCCCGGTCACGACCCCGGGAATTTCTCCCTTGCCCTTGCGCCGACCACGTTGCTCGGCCAGGTATCGCAGGTCCGCGAATTCGGTCGGCGTCAGCAGGGCCGGGTAATAGCCCTCAAGCCGAAACGTCTCCCCATCCACTTCGACGGACTTCTCGCCGATCAGCATCCGGTTTGCCAGCAGCCGGTAGATATGGCTCGACGCTGAGCGGCCGCTGTCCGTTATCTTGAGCCCGCGGTCGGCGAGCTCGCGCACGATCCTGACCGCGCCGTGACCCTGCTTGAACATTTCGATGACGAGACGTACCGCGGTCGCCCGGTCGTCGGCCAGTTCGAACCCGCCAGCCTCCGTTTCCGTCACCCAATGTGGATCCTTCCCAACGCGGATCGGCGCCCGCCATGTTCCCGCGATCCAGCCCTGACACTGCCGGCGGATCGCCGCCTTCACACGCTTGCTCTTCGTGTCCGATTCCTCGTGCGCGCGGATCATGACCAGCAGGCTGTATACGAGGTCCATCGGCTGCGCCTTCAGGCGCTCGCGGTTGTATTCACGGCCGTCGCTAGCCGTCACGACCGTGATGCCGGCGTTTACGATCTGGGCGAGCTGCGCTTGCGCCTGCAGCGGCTCGGCGCGGCTCAAGCGATCCAGCCCTTCAACGATCAGCACCGAACCGGCCGGCACCTGGCCATCCTCAACCGCACGCAGGAACACGCCCAGCGCGCCTTGCCTCACATGGCGCTGGTGGTATGCCGATAGCCCTTCGTCCCGAAGTGATAGGGACGCATCAAGCTCCATCTCGTTATCGGCCGCCCAGCGGGCGGCGTACTCAAGCTGGCGATCGACGCTGCCGCCGGCCGCTTGTTTTGGGTCGCTGAACCGTAAATAGCTGTAAACTCTCGCTTTTGCTGCCAC